TCAGTCGCCGTCAACGGCTGGACCATCCCCGAGCTCAGGATGATCGTTCAGATAGGTAACCACATCGTCACTAAAGAACTGGCCACGGTAATAGGTGTGGGAGGCGTTAAGAGCGACGAGCTCGCTGAGGTGCCTGCGAGTGGAAACGCGGTTGATGATGAATTGTCGTTGGATCAACAACAGCTTGTCGTGTGGTTCCGCGGCCACGTCAATTACGCGCCCTGGCGGCGCATCCGGTAGCGGGATGTCGCAAGGGGTCTTGTCGCTGTTGATCTGCACAAGGCGATCAAAATGAGCCGCTGTCGCGTCGGTGCTCATGATGTACTCCCCACCCTCCATCACCCCTCGGAATTCGAACGTTCCGAGTGGACCGACATGCTCAATCATAGATACATGCCCCTCTTCGTGAAGGCGGCCGCGAACCAAGCCTCCGCTACGACCGTCTACGATCCAACCTGACAAGAAGTCGGAGGTGAAGTCCTCCGGGGAACGGATGAATAGCGTATCCCTGTCCGCATCGGCGTCTGTCTGGGAGGCGGAGCCGGCATCCGTACCTTTCGATTCGTCGTTCATTCGCTTCCTCATGCCGTTCAGGAAGCTCAGGATAGCCCACTAAGGTGTGGACACCACGCCCCAAACCGCGGCAGCCTTAGCGCCCGCATCGGGGACCATCGAGGGGATCCAGCGGCCGTACTTCTTCGCCGTGATCGTCCAGTCTCGGTGCCCCATCTGCCGCGCCACCCACATGACGTTCTCGCCGGCGCTGAGCGCCTGGGAGGCGAAGGTGTGGCGCATCTGATACGGGTACCGGTACCGGACCCCAGCTTTACGCAGCGCGCGCTGCCATTCGCCAGCGCGGATGCTCTGATCCGACCCCCACCGCGCATTCGTCCTGGGATCATGGAAGACGAACTCGCCGGCGGTGGCGGTATGGGCACGCTGGGCCTTCAGGGCATCAATCGCCGGCTGCAGCAGCTGCACCTCACGCACACCGGACTCGGTCTTCGGAGCCTTCATCTTGCCCATGACCCAGGCGCGCCGGATCTTGACCGTTCCCTTGCGCCAGTCGATGTCCGACCAGCAGAGACCAATCATTTCCGAGGTGCGCAGGCCGGTGGCGAAGTTGAACTGGCAGTAGTTGCGGACCTGGTCCTCGCGGCAGGAGGCCAGGATTGCCTGGACTTCCTCCGGCGTGAAGGGGTCGACCTCTTCGCGCGCATTGGCCTTGGCACGCCGCTTCACCCTGAACCCGTCGAGGGGATTGCTCGGGATCAGGTCGTCGGCCACGGCCTCATCCAGGGCGCCGCGGAGCGGGCCCAGGACGTTGTTGATGCGCTTGGCCGATGTCGACTCGTCGAACGTGGCCACCAGCTCCTTCAGGGCGATACGGTCGAAGTCACGCAGCGCGATCGCTCCGCAGCGCGGCACCAGGATGTTCTCGACGATGCGCCGGTAACCGATCAGGCTGCTGTGCTCGAGCTCGGGCTCTTTCTGCGCCAGCCACCGGGTCAGCACCTGCTCCAGGTTGTCCAGGGCTGCAGGGCGGGTGGCGACCTGACGGGCACGCTTGCTGTTGGGGAAGTGGGTGGCGTAGTCGAACGTGCCTTTCTCGATCTCGATCTTGATCTGGCCCAGCAGGTTTTCGCAGTACCGCAGGTTCCGAGCGGTCGGGGGCAGCTTCAGTCGTTCGCGGCAGCGCTTGCCGCGGTAGTGGAACGTTATCTCGATGCTGCCTTGTGAAACTGGCCGGACGCCGCTTTGCCTTGGACTACCCACTCTTCGTACCCCTCCAAATCGATCAGGTTTCTTCCATCTGGCGCCTTGATGAACACGGCGCCCTCCAGCCAATCGCCACGCTTGATCTTCGAGTTGATGGCATCGACCGTGTAGCCGGTCAGCGTCTCGAACTGCTTGAGCGTGACGAATCGGACCGGGCGCAGGTTCGCGGGGGATGTGGTCCTCGACAACCCTCGCGCTGAGGGGACGTGGTTACTCATGGGGCACCGCCTGCAGGCTCCATAGGACCGATGGGCGCTCGTCGGGACCGTGGAAGGCCGCGCGCTGCACACGGCCGGTCTTGGCCAGCTGGTGCAGGTAGCTGCTGACCCGGTTCGAAGGCAGCTGCAGCTCGGCGGCCAGCTCGCCGGCCAGGCCCGGCCCCTCCTGCAGCAGCTGCAGGATCCGGGTGGCAGTGCCGTCGGCAGTGCCTGCATCAGCCATGGTCTGCCTCAGCTTCTGCCAGGTGGCCCGGGCAGCCGGTACCGCTGTAATCAAAGCCCTCGCAGGGCGCGAGCGGGATGACCCTGCGGCCGCCGGCCAGGTGGTCGGTCAGCACTCGGCGGGCTTCGGCTGCAGTCACCGGCTCGCCGGGCGGGTTGCGCTGGAAAAGCCCGTCCAGATCCTGGTCGGTGAAGTTCGTCAGTGCGCCGGCGACGTCCAGGTGCACGTGGTAGTGCACAGGCAGGCGGTCAGAGGTATTCATGCGTCGGGCTCCTGGTGTTCGGTGCTGCGCTCGGCAGCATTCAAGGCGGCGCGCCGCTGGGCGAAGCCGCGGCAGGCGCTGATGGCGTTGCCGTGCTCGTCCACGGCTTCGTGGCAGAGGAAGGGGCGCTCGCCCGGGGTGGAGCAGTAGTCAGCGTCCTCGGTGGTCGGGAGGCACTGGTTGGCCACGGTACCGGCGCGGAACGCACAGCCCCCGCAGAGCGGGCCAGGGTCGATGCCGGCGGCCAGCACGATGCCGTTGAGGGCGCCCAGGATGCAGGGCATGTTCACGCGCTCGGCCTCGTGCGGCCACACGTGGCCCTGCAGCACCAGCAGGTCCTCGGCCTGCTCGCGGGCATTGCGAGCGACCTGGTTGGCCAGCCCAATGAACTCGCCGAACAGATCGACCATTGCGGCGGTGCCGATGTTCTCGGCCAGGTGCCGCAGCGCCGGCCGGCGGAGATCCATGGGGACCGCGGCGATCGCGCGAAGCTCCCTGGCTAGATCTGGGTGAATGTTGTGGTCGGTGGCGCGATCGCGCGCTGCCTGGTCAGCCATGGTCGATGACCTCCCCCTTGCGGCTCCGCCATTCGTCGCAGATGGCATGCGGCTTGGTCAGGAAGTTCCCGAAGCTGCAGCGGTCCACAATGGGGTTCAAGATCGGATCCTTCCGCAGTGGCACCTTGCGCGTAACCATGTTGCCCCTACGATTCGGCCGGGAGACAAACCGGTGAAGGGTGTGGGGCTCGCGGCGGAAATAGACGCACGTCATGCAACGCGGAGGGTCAGGGTCGAAGTTTTGAGCGGCCTTTGCCCCATGGGCGACCAGGGTCATGCACTCAGCCATTGGTCGTATCTCCCGGGCCGAAGAAGGCTGCCAAAGCCAGGTAGATCGCATGGCCTTGGTCGTGGGTCATGTCGATGCACAACCCGCAGCCGCTCAGCTGCAGGTCGAAAGCGACCGTGTTCTCGATGGTCAGCTGCCCTTCCTCGCCGGTGATGTCGATTGCGACCTCAGCCATGGTCTGCCTCCTGCGGCAGCAGCTTCTGCTGCTGCACGTGCTCGATCACCGTCTGCCCGCTGGAAAGCAGGATGTGCGACAAGAACGCGGCCTCGAAGGTCAGCATGCCGATCTCGATTGCCGTGACCTGGCCTTTCACCCAGTCGCGCAGGATCGAGTAGACGGCGACGCCGCCGATCTTGAGCGCCTTGGCTTCGTGTTCGGCTCGAGTGGCCCGGATCCGGGGGCCATAGGGGTGCTCGCGCAGCCAGGCCGCTGCGTAGCCGCGCGCGCTGGCCTTGAGCTGCACCTGCCGGCCGCGGTGCTCGAATTGGATGAACAGCTCGCCGCTTTCGTAGTCCTCACCGGTAGCGAAGCGCTGGCAGCCGAAGCTGCGCAGCATCTTCTGGATGTCATTGATCGCGTTGTTGCCGCTGGACGCGTTCTCGTAGGGGAGGCTCATTTGTCCACCGCCTGGCCGTCGATCTCGGCATCCGTGACCTGCCCCACCGGCTGGCGAGCGTCTGGGAAGCGCTGAAGGGCCCAAGCCTCAGCGCGAGAAAACGCGTCGAAGTCGTGGGCGACGTCGGATTGTCCGCACTCCATCCAGTAGTCAGCCCATGAGAGCCCATTCACCGGCCGGCGGGCGGCGAGGTGCCGCATGTTCGGGCATTCGGCGGTGTGCAGCTCACCTTCCGGCTGGGCGCAGCATCCGTAGATGCGAGCCGGCTGGCGGGCGGCGAGGGTGCAATGCGGGCAGGCTTCGATGTTCCCAATACTGCTGCCGCTCTCGTCAACATCCACGTCAAAGTCAACATAGCCTCGGCCCTTGCATTTGCCGCAGTGAAAGGCATCCCCCTGACCACCCGGGGAGGGCTGGGCGGAGAGGGCGGCATAGGGAGCCCAATGCGTCGGCCCATACTGACTGTCTACGGCATGGTTGATGAAGGCGGCTCCGTTGTTGAAATCAATGAATGCCCACGGGAATCCACCCGTATCGGACGGCCAGGTTCCATCGTCGTTCTGCACCGGCGACACCGGCGCAGACCACCAGCCGGGCGATACATGATCTTCACCCCACCGCAGACGAACCACGGTTCCATCGCGCGGGCACGTGTCCATCGAGCGCCACGGCGCCCGCTCTGCCTGATCCCCCAGCCTCACCCTCCCACCGGGCTGCACGTCCGCCAGGGGCTTGTTGTCGTTGGTCATGCGTCGATCCTCTTGAAGGTGATGACCCACACCCAGGGGTTGCTGTTCCAGTCGCCGCCGGTGCTGTCCCAGAGGTCGGCGAAGATCTCCCGGCTGTCCTCGTAGACCATTGGCTTTGCCGCGCGCGGGTGGGTGCGACGCAGTCGGATGTCCGGCAGCATGGCCGCGCTGGCGCCCTCGGCGACGGCATCGGTCTCGTTGATGGCCTGCAGCCGCTCCACGCGAACGTCGGTGATCTCCAGAACCAGGCGGCAGGCCCTGCGCGGCATGTGGATGCTCGGAATCCAAGGCGAGCGCTCCATGTCATCGACGTGGGCGACCTCAACCCCATCTGCCCGGTAGTGGTAGCGCTCGGGATCCGACCATTGGCCTTTGTCCTCGTCCCAAGCGTTGGTCCACGTCTCCCGTACCCACAGCCGGTCCCTGGGCTGGCCGAAGGGGCACCGGAAGCCGGTGGTCATTTCCTGGCTGCCCGCGATGCGGAACTCGCCGGCATTGGAGAAGGCGCGGGCCTGGCTGAAATCTGGATTGCAGCCAGGGCGCCAAGGGATGTCCTTGATCGCGCGCCTTGTCTGCGTCTTCTGGCCTGCCAGGATGGCGCGCACCATGGCACCGTTGAACAGGATGGGACGCTCACGCATGGGCGGTCTCCGCCAGCGGTGCCGGCGCGGCAATGTCGCCGGGCAGGCCTGTCGGTTCGGCCGCGCCGGCGGCATCGTCGTATGCACGGACCGCGCGGGCGATCGCGTAGAGACGCCAGATGAAGTGGAACGTGTACTGCTGCAGGGACGATGCGTATTCCCAGGCGTCAGTGATTCGGAAGTCGCTGTAGTCCGGGTCGGTCGGCCTGAAGTCCGACATGGCATTGATCGCGTTGCTCAGGGCATCGTGGTCTTCCGAGTCGTTCAGCACTTCGAGCTCGAGCTCCTGCCACAGCCGGGCCACCCATTCCGGGGGCGTGTCCGGATCCGCCAGGTCGTCGGGATCCACGCGTTCCTCGACGTATTCCTTGAACAGGCGGGTCACCAGCGCGCGGAAGAGGGCAGCGACGAATTCCCTCTTTTCGCCGTCGTTAGCCACGCACTTCTCGGCCCAGTAGCCATCGTTGACGAACAGACCGCCGGCCTCTTCATGGTGGGCGGGCTTGGCGCGGAAGAACTCGAACATGTCGTGCAGGCGGTTGAAGACTGCGGTGCCCATGTCGCCGGAGATCGCCAGATGCCCGGGCCAGGTCACGATGTCGAAGCCGTAGCAATAGGTTCCGGGGCGACGGAACTGCAAGTGCCGGTGCACTCCATCGTCGACCACGATCCGGAGCTCGTGGCTGGCCGTATCGGCGAGGAAGCGGGGGAGGACGTCAATGCGGTTCATGGGTATCTCCGGACTGGGCGGACGAGGCCTGCGCGGCCTTCAGGGCGGTTTGCCAAGCGGGTATAGGGCTGTCGTCGGCGCCGAGCAGCTGCAGCAGGCCGGGCCGATGGCCAGCGGCGATGCGGCCGCCGGCCCCCAGAACCAGCAGCACCTGCGACTTTTTCGTGAGCGGATCTTGGCGAGGGCTGGTGCTCATACCTTCCAGCCCTCGTGCTTCGCGGCAAGGCGGTGCAGGGCCGCTTCCTCAAGGCCCAGCGCACGTGCGAGCTTGGTCACCTGCCATGGTTGCAGCGCCCTTTTCCCGCGGGTCTTTGACAGCCGCTGGCGCAGCGAATCCGGCTTCATTCCCACCAGTGGCGCAAGGCGTGTGAGGGGGATCCCGCAGTCCCAGGCGCGCAGCTTGATGGCACCAGCAAGGGTTGCCGGGTCGTATCGATCCTGACGCGGGACATGACGAACGTTGATGACCCTGCCGTTGACGATCTCTGTCACGGAGGTGAGGTCGGGGCCCTTGGCCATGTCGCAGCTGTTGATCAGTGCGGGGCGATCTGCGGTCATCGTCAGCGCCTCTGGCCGGCCGGCAACGTGGGGACCTGCTGGGGCTCGGCAACTGCCGCGGTCAGGTTTCCGGTTTCATGGGCCAGCCGGATTGCGTCGAGCTCGACCTTCACCGCGCCGATGTAGGTGGTGGCCACGATGGTCGAGGCCTTCGCGCGCTCGATGACCTGGCCCATCTGTTCGGCACTCAGATCGTCGTCGCCCAGGCGTTCGAGCATGGCGACCAGGTGATCACGGACGTCACTGACCTTGTTCTTCATCTTGTTGCTCCTTGGTTCGCCTCCTGACCCGGCGGGTGATCCGCGCCTTCAGGTGGACAAGTTCTTTCAGTTCCGGTGGGAACCGGTTGTGGTAGCTGTTGCGCCGCATGTTCTCGGCGAGGGTGACGGCCTCGAGGCGATCAGCAGTGATCTCGGCGGCGACCAGTGTTTTCAGGCCGGGGCGGAACACCACGATGTGTCCCTCCGGTACCGAGCCGTTTGCTGCCTCCCAGACCATCACGTGCACCGGGCGCCAGCGTCGGGTCGGGAAGATGGCTGGATCGTCGGTGACCTTGCGCATCAGCACCTTCCGTTTCGGATCGACCTTCTCGGTCCCGATTGGCACGTAGTTGCTCGCCTCGCTGGCCGGCCGCCCCTTCTTGAACTGGGTTTCTCGCATGCGGCCGGCGTACCAGCCAGGTCGGCGCAGCCCCTTGTTCGGTGCCACGTAGCCGGGCTTGAAGCGCGCCGCGATCGATCCTGGTTCCTGTGTCCCGTTCCATAGCGACGCCAGTGGCTGTGTGTGGAAGTCGTCTGCCTTCTGCAGGCCAAGCGCCGCTGCCCGTCGATACACCGCGGTCTTTGGCCTTCTCAGCACATGGGCGATCAGGAAGGCGGGGAACCGCGGCCAGTTCAGCCGCAGCGTCTCGTCCTCGTCGACCGTCCAGGGCCGGCGCGCGTTTGGGGGTGACTTGCGCGTCATGGGTCACGGGTTCCACCCGGAACGCCCTGGAGCGGGGGGCTGCTGCCGCGCGCGCTGCCGAACGGCTTCCTTCCGGAGGAACTCGCCGTGCTCGATCTTCTGACCGCGGATTCGGAAGCCCCAGCTGTGCGCGCGCGGCGGTAAGGTCAGCACCACCGTCCAGGTGCCTTCGGCCTGCAGGTCCTCGGCAAGGACGATTCGATGCCAGCCCTCGGCGCGCCGGAAAAGCAGCTGGCCGGCGCCGTACCAGGTCGACGTGTACGGTTCTTCGGCGATCGCCGATGGCACCGCGTCCGGCACCGCCGGCAGCGGCCCGTCGAAGGGGCGATGCTCGAAGTACCCGCCGCGTAGGATCAGGCTGAAGAAGGACCAGGGATGGTCGTGGAAGACGCCGCCGTGGTCGCTGCTGCGGATGTGGTGCAGGCGCAGGGCCAGCCAAGGGCGGGGCTGGCCACGGTCGTCGACGCCGGCGCGGCCGATACGCAGCAGCCAGAAGCGGTCCATGTACGGCGTGCCATCGGCGTTGACCAGGTGGAAGTAGGGCGTGCGGGTGCCGCGCTGGATCAGTGCAGTGGCAACGCGGTCCAGCACGCGGCGGCCCATGGTGCGCGGCGGCGTCTGCAGATCCATATAGCTACCGCAGCGGCCGCACGACTCCATATCCGGCCAGTCACGCGCGCAGCCGAACAGGGCACAGATGAAGGTGCGCGCCCGGCTCACGGCTGCTCGCCCTTGTAGGTCACGACCAGGCCGCTGGCTGCGGTCAACGTGCCGGCCGCGATCTGGCGCAGGCGACGGGCACGCTCAGCCCGGCCGCCGCCGGGCGGTGCCCAGATGGTGCGGTGACGTGGCGGCAGGCGGCGCACGGGCGGCGCCGGCGCGGCACGATGCGGCCGGGGCTGGCTCAGCAAGTTGGCCAAGAGCATGTTGAGGAAGGGGCGACCGCTGGTCACAAGGATCGGGTACATGTAGACCTCATGCGTAGGTGGTGAGGCGGAAGTGCTCGCGGACCAGGTCGTAGAGCCGGCCGACTTCGGCGATCTGCAGGGCAAAGCGGGCATCGAGCTCGGCGCGTCGGCTGTCCTCGTCGCCGTGCTGCAGCTGCTCCACCGCGCCGTCCAGGAAGCGGAGCTTTCGGACGATCAGGTCCTCACCGAGGACGAAGGAGAGGTGGTCTTCCAGCACCAGGGCGAGCTTGGCGACCTGCTTGCCGGTCTCCAGGTGCAGGTCGACCTCGTCGCAGCGCAGTTCGTGGTGCTGGCAGCGAACGATTGCGCCGCCCTCGACCGGATCGCGCAGCTCGCATTCCTCGCCCAGGCTGAGGCCGTCGGGCAGGGCTTCACCGGCAACCCACGCGGTCAGAATCACCCGCGGCGAAACCTCGGCATTCAGGGGCAGGGCGGGGAAGCTGCCGACCACGTTGCGCAGCTGGCTCATGGCGGCCTCGCCGGTCTTACGGCTGCTGGTGTCGACGAACACAACGCCGCGCTGGTGGTCCAGGTAGAGATCCGTGCGGGAGGGGCGGACGAAGGCACGAGGCAGCAGCTCGTGCAGCAGATCGTCCTTGATGCGCTTCCGTTCGCGGCCGCCGGGGCGGCGCCCGTCGCGTTCCTCGATCTCCAGCAGCTTGAGGTCGAGCAGGTTGTTCACCACCGCCGGCGGCAGGATCTTCTCTTCGGCACCGATGGCCATCCACATGCAGCGGCCGATTTCGTGCGACAGCAGCTCCTTCTCTTCGCGGCCGAACGGCGAAATGAAGCCGGCGGAGCACATTTCCAGAGGGCCGACCGGCTTCAGGGCGCGCGCCTGCAGGCCGTCCTGCCAGTCGAACATCTGCAGCTGCGGGTAGGTGAACATCGTGAGGTTGCGGAAGAACATCAGGTGTCTCCAGTCTGTTCAGAAGTGACGCTGCTGCCTTCGGGCAGCTCGGAAAGGCCCAGGGAGTAGAGCGCGTCGTCGATCGCGGCCTGCTCGGCTTCTGCGATGACGCTGTGCGGTCCAGCCACGCCCGGGATGTGGACGTGGAAGAGCCTCACGGTCGGCAGGCCTCTGCTATGCGCTGGAACTTGCGCGCCCAGGTGGCCAGGTCCGGCTTCATCCCCGCGCTCCAGGCGATCTGGAAAATCGTGCCGAAGCGGATCCGCAGCGCGCGCCACTGGTCTGGTGGTGCGATGGACACCGCGCGCTGGTAGCGCTGCACGCGCGCCGCGGGGGTGATCGCCGGCGGCATGCGGTCCAGGTCGTACTGCAGGATCGCGTCGACGCCGTGCCCCAGCAGGTGCAGGTCTGCCGTCATGACATGGCCCTCCCGTGCACCACCCAGAACAGCTCGACCAACGCCCGCGGTACTGAGGGCATTGCCCGCGCCTCATTGAACGCGGCTTCGATGATCTGTTCGAAGGTGCGGCCATCTGGCGCGCGCGCTGCTTCGCCGTCGACCTTCAGCAGGTTCGTGAGGTATTCCTTGCTGTTCGGCCCCAGGTTCTCGACCAGGTCGTCGAGGTCAATCTCGGCGTCGACCGTCATGTTCACGATGGTCATGACAGCACCGCCCGGGATCCAAACCCTACCGCCACTCCCAGCAGGAAGCCGGCCGTGCCGCCAATGGCCAGCACTCGCCGAAACAGGACTGCGGTGGCCTCGGCGATGATCTGTTCCGCCCTCATGCGGCACCGCCTTTGCCACGCGCGAGGGCGCGTTGGCAGCGAGGGCAGGTCACAGGAAGCGATTCGCAGGCGGTCCAACCCACGGACCGGCGGCCTGGTGCTGCTCCGCATAGCGCCTTGCCGGTGGCTTCGACATATCCGCCATAGCGCCGCACCTGCGCGGAAGGGATCGCGTGCAGGTTGGTGCCCTGTCCCCGTTCGAGGCCGTTTGCACAGCGGCCGGCCAGCTTCGCCGCCAGCATCTCAGCACCGGCGTTCATGCGGCACCGCCTTTGACGCGGGCGAGGGCAACCGCGCGTCGCGCCCAGGCCTCGCGCGCCGCTTCGAACGATTCGTGATCGCTTGGCGAGTTGAGCCACCGATCGCGCGCCTGGTCGTAGTCCTCGTCGGCCGCCACCAACGCATCAATGGCAGCTCCGGCTTCCTGCAGCGCGTCGGCGTAGCGGCGGGTATCAGCGCCGTCGTCAGCGGCTCCGTGGAGCGCGCTCACCGCGTGCCGGATCGCAGCGATCTTGCACGGGGCGTTCATGCGGCACCCCCTTGCGGCATGACGAAGCGGTAGCCGCGCAGGCGGATGGTCTCGATGGCGTGCTTGTGTCCAGCGGCAGCGAGCTTGCGGCGCACACGCGACACCAGCACCTGCAGGACGTTGGACTCCCGCGACGGCGGCTTGCTGCCCGGGTACATCGCGGCATGCAGCGCGTCGACTTCCACGAGGCGATCGGGCGCACCGACCAGGACCTGCATCACCACGGCCTCGGTGCGGCTGAGCTTGATGCTGCTGCCGGCGATCAGCAGGCGCTGGCGCACCACGACCGCCATGGTGCCTTCGGCGCCCGCGCCGGCGGCCGTGGCGCAGCTGCTGCAGAGGTCGGGGCCGGCCCAGGAGCAACCGCCGGGGCAGGCCTGCTGATCGGTGCAGCTGCAGACGCGGCAGCGACGTTCGGTGGCGGCCATCAGTGCACCTCCACGAAAGCCAGGTCATAGATGACGCACTGCGCCCGGGCCACCACAGGGGAGGCGGCTTCCGTCGACAGGGGGACGACGGTATTGGCCCGGGCGCAGGCGTCGGGGGAAACGGAATAGGTACCGGCGACAACCGCGTCGACGGCGTCGAGCGCGAGCTGCCAGCGATAGGGGGAGAAGTCCTTGGCCAGCGCGGCGGAGACGCCGGCGGCGCAGTCCGGCACACGGCCGGCGTCGTTGAAGCCGTTGAGCACTGCCTGCGCGATGGTGGTGCGCAGGCCCCAGTCGTTCTCGTTGGCCAGGGTGTAGACCTCCAGCGCCGCGCAGATGCGCGGGCTGGTGATCACCAGTGCAGCTGGTGCCCGGACGGCCTGGCCGGGTTCGTCTGTGGAAGGGGACGATGGGGAGAAGAAGGCGCCAATGCCGGTGGCTCCGAGAGCCCCCAGTGCGAGGTACAGCGACGAAGACAGTGCAGACATGTGCTCAACCATCCGTGCTTGGGATGGCTAGCAACATAATGATAGGCTGGTGAACAGTCAAGCACTAAAATGATAGATAGCCCCGACTTGATGCTAAGCAGCTGATTGATCAGGATTTAGTGGCCGGTGAATCCCCTGACTTCGAGGGACAGGCCAGGCGTGATCCCGCCTCCCGCGGCAGTGCGGAGGTCATACATGGCGTCGGCGAATTGCTCTGCCCGAGCAGGATCGCTTTGCATCGCGCAGGTCCAGAACACCGCGAGCTTCAGCAGCGCCGCATCCATTTCGGACTGGACGAGCTGCGCCTGGAAACGTTCCTTGACGAGCTTGTTCGCGTGGTCACGCCATTGGGACGGCAGGCTGAAGGTGATGACGCGCGTATGGCGGTGAATGAATACATCCGCGCCCGTCTGCATCGTCTTGACGCCTGCTGCACTAGCAAGAAAGTCGAGTATTCCCATGGCTGCTCATGTCCCTGTGTCCTTGATCGGAACGGTTGCCGGCACCTGGGAATAGCGAACTTCAGCATCAGCCACCCGCAGAATTACCGACCGGCCCTCTGGTGGCACCGTGGCGAAGGCGTCCACCAGGCGTTCGACCTCGTCGTCCAAGAGGCTATCCAGCGTGATGTCCTGAACCAGGAGCTTCCAAGGTGTGATCTTGAAGGCGTCGGCGAGCTTGTCGACGGTCGAAGACGTCGGGTTCTTGGAGGCGCCATCCGGGCTCAGCAGCCCCGACAGCAGAGTTTGCGCGACCCCGGCTTTGCGGCCGAGCTCTGCCTGAGAGAGGTTCAGGTGCTTCATCAGTCGCCGCACATTGGCGGCGATGACATCTGCGCTCGAGGGACGTCTTGCCATGGCTACCATGCTAGTGATGGCTTAACGCTCTTCGATGCTTGATTGCCTAGCATTAGAATGATAGGTTGCGGACATGGACGCCGATACCCTCTTGCATCAAACCGTGGTGCGCCTGCGTGCGCATGAAGGGAAGTACGCCGAGATCGCCCGGCAGAACCCGGACATCGGCTATTCGTGGCTGACGAAGCTGGCGCACGGGCAGATCACGAACCCGACGATCGCCAGCCTGCAGCAGCTCATCGAGGCGCTGAACGCCTTCGAAGGCCTGGAGCGGGGCGGCCTGGCCGAAGTGGCCGCTCAGGCGGATCCGGTTATGGATCCGGTTATAGAACTGCGCGCCGAACCGAGCGGTGACGTGGACGCCGGCCGGATCGTGCCGCTGGAGACAGCCTGATGGCCCGCCGACACCTCAGCAATCCTCGAGAAGGGGAGGGTCAAGGCCATGGTCGTGAGATCCGCGAGCTGCGCGCGCTGCGCAACCAGGTCCGGGACCTGCAGCGGCAGGTCGATGACCTCACAGCCTGGCGTGCCCAGCGGGAGGTGTCAGCCCGGATAGCTGCGGCGGCGTTGACAGCGATTGAGGCAGCCCCTTCCGGGCAGGTGACGGAAGTCCGGCCGGCCGGACTATTCGCGCGCGCTGCCTCGGTATTGCGCACGCTGTTCGCGCGCGGGGAACGAAATGAATAACGGGTTTCAGAAGCGTGGCCGGGCAAGCCCACTGCCACCCACCACCCCCACGGTCATGACCGCAGCGCTCCAACGCATTGGTGCGCTGGAGCGCCAGGTGCGCGCGCTGCAGGAATCCGCGGCGCGCGGAATTGCCGCGAAACGAGATCAGCCTATTACATGCCCATGCCAGGGGAGTTGTCCTCATCTTCCCGGTCGCGCGCTGCCTGGGCCTCACGCCGCTGAACCTCATGGGCAGCGCGTTGGCGCTGGACTTCCACCGCCGCGTTCTGACGGGCCCGCTCTCTATCGTCCTTCGCCGCTTGAACCTTCTTCTCGACATCCTCAAGTCGCGCAATCACCCGGTCGAGGGCGGCGCGCTTGCTGGCAGCGACGTTTTTTGTCCGCGCTGTTTGGATGGTCGCCTGAACATAGGAAAGGAGAACCGATGGTTCGTGATGACTGCCAATAAGCAGCTGGACGAGGGTTTCCGTCGCCATCACCTCCCTTTCAAGGGAGGCGATCTTTTCGTCGTACGTCGCAAGGCGTTGCTCAATCTCACTAGGGGTCATGCCTTTCTCCTTGGTTGGTGACGCAAAGCGATTCTGCCATTCGTTCATAAATTTGTCCGCGCGTAAATTGCACCCCCGCGCGGATCCTCCAACACCCGAGGACTCCCATGCCCTGGATCGATGAAAGCTGGCTGCAGGACGCACTGGCGGCCCTGAAGGCCACGTGCGATGTCGACGCACACACCCGCAACGCAATGATCCAGTTCCTGCTGGACAACGGCTTCTGGGATCAGGAGAAGCTCAAGGACTGGACCAGTGCGGTTGCCAAGTTCAACAGCTGCCTCAACCCGAACAAGGCCGAGTTCTTCAAGATCGGCGAGCTGTGGGCACTGATGCGCCGCTTCGGCCGCCACCAGCTCTTCCTGGCCATGGCCGCAGATCTCGGTTATGAGGTCCGCCCGATTCCGACCGAGCACCGCCGGCAGGAGCTGCTGCAGCAGCTGGTCGACGTCCAGGCGCAGTGTGCAGCCGCCGTGGAGCGCGCCGCCGGCCAGCTGGAACGCCTCAACACGCCCGCGCCGGAGCCGCGCACAGGTGCCATCCATGGACAGGGTCGCGCGCAGTTCAGCACCAGCCCGAGCGATTGGAGCGCGCCCACCAGGGGCAACGCCGTCCAAAGCGTGGGCTGCCCGTAACGGGATAGGCCTGCGCAATGAGCAACAAAATCACGGAGCTCTGCTGGCCACTGCAGATGCCGCCGCCCGCTAAGGCGGTGCTGATGGCGATCGCGTGGCACGCAGACGACTTCGGCATGGCCTTCCCGGGCTTCACCACGCTGATCGAGAAGACCTGCCTGAGCAAGACAGCACTGCTCAGCGCGATCGCGTGGCTGGAAGACAACCAGGTGTTGACCATTCGTCGCGGCGGCAGTGATGCCGGCGGCACCAAGTACAGCAACCGGTACAGCCTCAACCTTGGCCGACTGGACAAGAACGCGTTCGCGTCGAAGCCGCGGCGTGCATCCAAACCGGTGCGCCAGACGGACCGGTCAGAGAGCGCCGAAGGAAATGACCAGTCCGCCACGCACACCGGTCCGGATGCCGAACCGGTCCGCGACACGGACGTGTCGGAAGAGACTGAAGGCGCCGACCGGTTCGCTGGAAACACCGGTACGCAAGAACGACCGGTACGTCTCGCGAACTCGACCGGTACGTCTGGCGGACCTGACCGGTCCGTCTCGCGTACTCAACCGGTCCGCGAGACGGACCCTAAAGGTCATGAAAGGTCAGTAAAGGTCATTGAACCGTCAAACGCGCAGGCGCGCGACGACGATGCGTTGGTGCCGCAGCTCAGCGACGACGAGGTCAAGCGCGAGCTGATGGGCATCCCCCGATTGCCGCCGGGTCTGGACCCGCAAGTCCTGGCCAGGTTCGTGCGGCACCGCCGCGTGCTGGGGAAGCCGATGACGATCAGCAGCTGGTTGGAGCTGCAGCCGCGCTTCCGACAGCTCACGGCCGACGGCCACGACCTCAACCGCTCCCTGCGCCAGACGATGGCTGCAGGCCTGGCACTGCCCGTAACACCGAAACCCGAGGGGACCGACCATGCCAACAATTCAGGCTCTGCTGCCGAACGAGTCCGACGTCGCGCAGAAGCAGACGAGCGCCGTGACGCCGCTGCAGAGGCAGACGCCGCCGCCGGCACAGCAGGCGCCTTTGACGGCCCGGGCTACGCGCACGCTGTGGGTGCGCATGGCTGAGATCTACGGCTACCGCTGGACCAGCGCCTACGGCGAGGATCCCAGCGGCGGCGCTGCCGCGACCTGGGCAAAGGGGCTTGCCGGGCTCACCGGGGAGCAGCTGGCAGCAGGCCTGGGCTCGAGCATCGCCTCGGCTGACCCGTGGCCGCCGACCCTGCCGGAATTCCGGCTGCGCTGCCTGGGCGTGCCGAGCTTCGCCGCTGTCCGCAACGACACCAGCCGCCAGGACGGCTTCACGCGCCTGGTGTGGCAGTACCTAGACGGGCATCGCTACCGCACATCGAGTGCCGACAAGGCCGATCGCCTGTTGCGGGAGGCCTACGACCAGGCGCGCGAGTACGTGATGCGCGGCGGGCAGCTGCCGGACGAGCCGGTGGCGGTCCTGGGCCAGGCCGCTGTGGCCACGCCGGTACCGGCCAGCCCTGAAGCACTCCGCCGTGCTGAGCGCGAGATCGCGGAGATCTTCGGCAAGGGATCTGCAGAGCCAGGCAACGACGACCATCCGCCGGCGACGGGCAAGATGGCAGCGGCAGGGCTGGATCGATGATCGACCAGGAGCAACTGCGCAGCTACCACCGGTCGCAGGTGCTGTATGCCCTGCAGGAGGCAAGCGAACCGATGACGGCCTCCGAAGTGCACGAAGGCATGACGACCTTGGCGCTGGCCATGGGCCACCCTCGGGAATGCGCGGCGATCACCCCAGCTGCTGTGGCCGGGATTCTGCGCGGCATGCTCGGCGAGCAACTGGTCACCCAAGGTGGCGACAGGACAAATCGTCGTTACGGGCGTGCCGAGCCGACCTGGTCGATCGCTGCTGGCCATGCGCGGGTCCTGCAGCCGTCGGCCCCGGGCAGGAGCACGGCCGCGATGGCTGCCGCATCACCGATGGCGGGGCAGGGCACACAGCTTCGCCAGATCACCATTGATCAGCGCCTGGCATTCCTGCAGGCCGAGTGCGCCGCGCTGCTGGCGGACGTGACAAAGGAACATGCGGCGTTCGAGCTCCGGGTTCGAAACCAGCTGGAGGCGTTCGAAGCGCGCGCTGCACGGTTGCTCGGTCTACCGCAGGACGATGGCCAATGAGCAACCGCGGGCTCCGCTACAACCGAATTGAGGACATGCCGCAGGGCATGCAGCAGCTGGTGCACAAAGCTGGCCAGGCCGCGCCCGCGCGTCCGCCAGCCGAGCACCAGGTGCGTGCACCGACGGAGAAGCGGCCGAAGTACGGCAATGTGATCACCACGGTGGACGGGATCCGCTTCGACTCGAAGCGCGAGGCCCGCTACTACGAGCAGCTGAAACTGCGCCAGCAGGCCGGCGAGGTGCACTTCTGGCTGCGCCAGGTACCGATCCACCTACCCGGCGGCACCAGGTATGTCCTGGACTTCCTGGTGTTCCTGCGCGACGGGCATGTCGACTTCGTCGACGTGAAGGGCCGGGAGACGAAGGAATTCCGCATCAAGAAGCGCGAAGTTGAGCACCACTACCCGATCAAGGTGTTGCTGGCATGAGCGGCTGGAGATCCAGTGGCCGCGTAGGCGGTACCGGCGTCGACCTCAGTGCGGTGGCCACCACCGACCTGCTGCGGGAGATCGAACGGCGCTGCTCGGCGGGTGGCCCCCCCGCGGTCGACCGCCCTGCGAAGGACCGGCCATTCGCGACCAAGGCGCTCTGGGCCGAGGACAAGGTCAACCAGGCACGTGCCCGGCTTGCCGAGCTCCGCGCGCTGCCGGTACCGACCTGCGAGGCCGAGCGCGCCGCCCGCTCCGCCCAGGACTCGCAACTGGTCGCCGACGTCGTCAAGTACGACGGCATGGCCAAGGCATTCAAGAGGAAGGGCCAATGAAACCTGCGGAGCTCAAGGCGAGGTACCCGACCGAAGCTGCCCTGTGTACGTGCCTGATCGACTGCCTGACCGCGACTGACGGCTGGGAGATCTACCCCGAGACGGCCGGCTTCGACATCCTCGCTGTGTGGAAGGCGACCGGGCACCAGCTCGGCATCGAGGCGAAGCTGCAGCTCAACGCCAAGGTGGCCGACCAGATCCTGCCGGCGCACTGGAGCAACGCCGACCAGCGGGGCCCGGACTTCAGGGCTGTGCTGGTTCCCTGTACGACGGCAGCAAACTACGGCATTGCGCGCATGCTCGATGCGCTGGGTGTGCAGGTCCTGGTGCCGGACAGCTGCATCGGCCGGTGGAAGATGGAGCCCGGGCAGCAGATCCAGCGCGAGGTGCATCGGCATGGCCTGCACCAGGCCGCCCCTTGGGACCGCGCATCCGGCGATCTCCGCGAGTGGGGGCCCACGGCATGGTTCGACTGGAACCCCACCAAGCGCTGTGAGCTGCCTGAATTTGTGCCGAAAGTGGCCGCAGGTGTACCGGCGCCGCTGCAGTTGACGCCCTGGAAGGTCGGCGCGCTGAAGGTGCTGGCAGATCTCGAGCTCGATGGCTTCACAACGGCGAAGGGCGTCCGGGCCCATGGCGTGGATCCGCGCCGCTTCTGTGCGACCGACGGATGGCTGAAGCAACTGGGCGGCGGGAAATGGGCCCGCGGAACCCTCCCTGCTTTTGAGGGCCAGCACCCCGAGGCCTATGCCCAGGTGCTGGCCCAGGCGCGCGCCGCGCGCGCTGCAGCGGATCCCAAGAAGACCCTGGAACAGACGCCATGAACGAAACTGCAGTCGGTACCACCGCGCTCGCTGCCGCGCGCGAGCTTGAATTGGCGTTCCTCAAGGGGAAGAAGATCCCGTCCTGCGCCAACTGCAACGGCAAGGCGAGGGTGTGCTGGCCAGGTCGCGAGTCGCAGCTCGTGCAGCTCCAGTGCTGGCACTGTGGGCCGCGCGGAGCCATCTTCGACAGCAGCGCACCGGTCCAGTGCGGCCGCTGTGGTGCCGCCCCGACCGGCCTGTTTCCGCGCGGCGCACAGATTCAGTGCTGCAGCTGCGGTGCATCCTCAGCCGTGTTCGTTTGCCAGGATCCTGCAGGTGCTCTGGCGGCGGCACTGGATGCCTGGTGCCGCCGTGCACCGGTTCTTCCGCCGGCGGCGGACGACAGTGCAGGCCAGCGGCGCCGCGGCGCAGCCCCGGATGGATTCGATGACGAGGGCAAGGGCGATGTCCTGGAGCTGCTGTCGCGCCTGCTGGTTGGCGGGAGCTACCGCATGCCAGTGGAGGGGCGCAGCACCTTGGCGCCGCTCGGCAGCAGCGACATCGCCGGCGCGGTCGGCTACATGCGCAACCCGCTGGAGAAGCACACCGCGCTGGCTGTAGCGACGCGGATGGGCCCCGCTGCGATCGCAAGGCTCTCCCTCGCTGCCTACCGCCAGGTGGCCAAGGACGTCCGCGCAATGCGGCCGCGGCCGCTGGACCTCGGTAACCCCGCCGATCGCTGGCGCCTTCGCCTGGTGATCTACGACGCGGCGCACGAGCTGGTGTGGCCGGAGCGGCGCCAGCCGTTCGCTGGCCTGGCCAAGTCCGCCAAGATGCGCAAGGGCAACTACATCAAGGCGCACAAGTGCGCCAGTTCCGTCCTGCAGGAGGCGCTGCACGGAGGCAGGCAGGGTTTTCGGCGCGCATTGTGGTAGGTGATCTGCGGAGCCACCTCACTCCTGCAGAGTCAGCTCCGCAGCGCAGGTTTCATGCAGCTTCAGCAGGTCCTTGCCTAAAGCGTCATTGAGTTGGCGGAACCGAATGACCAATGATTGGCGAAGATCTCCATCCATCGTGCCTTCCAGAAGCTGGGGCGCGATGATCGCGAGCTGAGCAGTAACTTGACCTATGGCGTTGGCTTCCTGATATGCCGGTTCTGAGAAGAGGTATCTGAACTTTCGCGCCCCGCGTTGGATCCTAAGGGCTCGCTCATGGGTCACCTTGTCGCTGAGCATCTCAATGACGGCATCCTCGACTTCCGCCAGTGCTCCCATGCGCTTGTCAAATAAGTCGGCTTTCAGCTTCTTCTTAGCAGTAGCAGCCTGCTGCCGTGCGGTAAGCCATTGTCGGAGCGCTACATAGCCGACCGCAGCAGCCAAAGCCAACTGACCCATGGCTGTAAACAGGCGCAGTTCCAAGTCTGTCATTCCCCAGACGGTCTCAATCATTGCGACACCCTCCCTTTATTGGCCAGGATTGTCGCATCTGTTAAGGTTTGTTAGGGCCATTTCGGCCCGTACAAGGAGTGGTAATGACAGGACAAGGGTTTACCGTGGCAGGGCATATGGTTACAGCCGAAGAGGCGTTGCGTCTCGCCGCAGCCATGGCGAATATGGACCTTAACTCACGTGGTGCGGTAGTCCGTGGCTGCGCCGCTTGGGAATATGCCTTGCGACTGAGCGTCAATGGTGCGCCCGCAGTCGAGCAAAGGGTCAAAGTGTGGCAGGCCAAGAGCGACGGAAAAGGGTATCGCTTCGCTCGCAGCGTGCTGGTCGATGCCCCGGGGATGACCGACCGTGACACTGGCGATGGTCAGGCTGATCTGGTTATTGATGCCCTTGTGGAATCCGTGCGAAAGACATTGGACCCAATCCAGAGCGCGCTGGATGGAGGAGTTCCTTACAACCCTGCCTGGCTTCAGGACAACCCCTCCTATCACCTCTCGCCCAGCGCCGATGGCTAATCGAGAAGCTGATCGAGAAAGGGCGAAACGTTCACCAAGCTGACCTCAGTTGTTTCCTCATGAGGAAGATTTCTTCCTCATGAGGAACCGCAGTTGCCTCGGGAACCGAAAGTAGGTTTGAATTCCTACAGTGGGCGTTCTTATGAGCGCCTCAATTCAAAGGCCGTTGATTGACCAGGACGTGGGAGTCCGCTGGTCGATCAGCGGCCTTCTTGTTTGCGGGGTAGAGCAGTCCGGCAGCTCGCGTGGCTCATAACCACGAGGTCGGTGGTTCGAATCCACCTCCCGCTACCAAACGGCCGGTAGTCATGGCCACCACTCAAGCCAGCACATAGGCCGTCGTGAGACGCGCCGCTGGTGTCCGCGCGACCTTGCAGCCGCGGTAGTGGTGGGCCATGCCGGCCTCCTTTCATTGGGGGAACCGCGGTGAGCATCAAAGAGCAGATCACAACGGACCTGGCGGTCGCAGGTTCGAAGATCGGAGCGGTCGTGAGCGTCACCGCCGCGACGTACTCGCCGGGCTACACCCTGAGCGACTGGGCCCTGATCGGCACAATCATCTTCACCACGGTGCAGACGTTCACCGTCATGGTGAAGAACTGGGGTGACTGGTCGGCCTGGTGGACCGCGCGCATGGGTACCGCAAGGCGATTCTGGGCGTGGATCCGCCGCCGTGGCTGACACCAAGCTCAGCACCAAGCAACGCGTCGGCTTCGCCGCCGCGCCGCTGGCGCTGATCGGAGCGCTCGTCGCTGCCCTGGGCACGAACGACTCGGCGCACGAAGGTCGCCGCTATACGCCGTACTACGACTCTGCCGGCATCCTGACTGTCTGCGCCGGCATCACGGGACCGGCGGTAGTGAAGGGCAAGCGGTACACCGACGAAGAGTGCACCAGGCTGGAGACGGCCTACGTGCGCACCATGCTCGGCCACATGGGGCAGTGCGTTCGCGGCGAGTTCGAGTTCCATGAGATCAAGGCCTGGGGCCACTTCGCGTACAACATCGGCACCCCGGCCTTCTGCGCCAGCACCGCGGCGAAGCGGCTCAACGCCGGCGAGCGCCAGGCTGCATGCACCGAGATGTGGAAGTGGCGGTACGTCACGATCGGCGGCGCAAAGCGTGACTGCGCGCTGCCGCAGTGGAGATCGAAGTGCGGCGGCATCATCGATCGTCGGCAGTGGGAAATGGCCACCTGCCAAGGCCGCCTGCAGTGATCACCAGGTCGGCGATCAGTGCCTGGTGGGCTGCCTGGAAGTGGGTTGCCATCCTGGCCGGCTTGCTGAGCCTGTCGCTCTGGGTCAACGTCAGGCAGTACGGCGATCGCCGTGAGGCTGTAGCTGCAGCCCGGGCCGCCGCCCTCGAAGACACGCTGAAGGTGACGGCGGGGATCGCGCGCCAGGCTCAGACCGACAGCGCCGAGCTGCTGCAGCGGCTTGAGGCGATCGCTGCACGCGGCGAGCGAACCAGAACCATCTACCGAGCAGCAGCTGCAGCGCAGCCGCTGCCAGCTAATTGCGCCCCGGGTCAGGCCCGGGTCAACGCCATCAACCAGGCCCTCGGGCCGACCAGCAGGACCGCGAAGTGACCCAGAAGCCCTCGATCGGACGGATCGTCCACTACACCCTGAGCGACACCGACGCGCTGCGCATCAATGCGCGCCGCACCGATGGCCCGGCGATTCAGGAGCGCCTGCTCGACAACACCTGGCCGGTGGGTGCCCAGGCGCACGTCGGCAACAGGGCCGCTGCCGGCGACGTGGTGCCCGCCCTGGTCGTGGCGGTCCAGCCGAACGGCCAGGTCAACGCCCAGGTGTTCCTGGACGGCAATGACGTGCTGTGGGTCACCAGCCGCGACGAGGCCAGCGAAGAATCTGGCAGCCACCCCGGCCGCTGGCACTGGCCGCGGCGCTGACGCCATGAGCCTGCGCCAGGCTCTCCCGATCGCGGCACTGGTGCTGCTGGCCGGCTGCACGCAGCACCTGCAGCGTATGCCGGCCCAATGCGACGCGATGTGCTTCCGCCCGTGCGTCGATGCCGGCGAAGACACCGGCGTGCGTGTAACGGCCGATCCTGCTACCGCGGACGCCTGGGACAACATCGGCGGAGACGTGGTCGGCCAGCTGGCCGACAAGCTCCGCACCTGCGACGTGCGACGGAAGGCCTGCGAACAGTGCCTGCGCCGGCTCGACGCCAAGAACGTAATCCAGCTTTGAGCGCCATCCCGGCGCCATAGGAGAGCAACATGCAGAACCAGCAGGCCGGCACAACCCCACTGGCGGGTCCGCAGACCCCCCTCGAATCGGCCGTGAAGGACCTGGCGTGCACGCAGGTGGACCTGCAGCTCGCTGTCGAGCAGCTGGCGCGGCGTCTTGCGCCAGTGCTGGCGGCAAGCAAGCCGGACGCGGCACCGTCGACGGGCCGGGCACTCGGTGCCTCGCCGTTGCTCGAAGACCTCTTCCAGCGGCGGGACGCTGCGGCGGCCACCCTGGACATCATCAACGAGCTGCACGCTCAGCTGACCCTGTGAGCCGGACGCCCGCCAGCTTCAGCCTCACGGTCGTGCGCGGCGCGACGTGGGAGGACGACTTCACCTACACCAACCCGGATGGGAGCCCGTTCGACCTGACCGGCTACCAGGCGCGGATGCAGGTGCGGACGCTGGCGGGCCAGTTCGGGCTGACCGAGGCCGACACCCTGGTCATGGAGCTCAGTACCGCGGACGGTTCGCTGGTCATCGCCGATCCGTTGGACGGGATGGTCTCGATCACCGTGCCAGCGGTGGCCACCGAGGTGCTGAACCCGGCGAACGCACGCAAGGTGAAGCACTGCTACAGCCTGGAGCTGTTCAAACCGGCAGGCGCGGATCCGGAGTACGTGATCCCGCTGGTGGCCGGCAAGGTCACTGTCCAGGGCGAGACGACACGCTGATGCCTGTGATTCGAGCCAGCGAGGGCGCGGCCCGCGTGATCGTGGTCGAGCGCCGCGGTGCCGTCGCCATCCGCGATCCCCGAACGCCGATCGTCGCGACCGCCCGGCCGACTCAGGTCGAGGCAATCCAGGCAGACACGCGGACGGTCGAGGTTGCAGCGCGCGGCGCGCAGGGCCCGGCGGGTCCGGCCGGTCGAGACGGTACCTCGCCAGAAGCGACGTACCCGGTCGGTGAGCCGATCCATGGTCACCGCGTGGTCCGCCTGGAAAGCGGCAAGGCCTATCACCCGGACACGGCGGTGCTGGAACACGCGCAGGCCTGCATCGGCATCGCACTGCAGTCGGCCAACACCGGCGAGGTCGCGGTGCGCCTGGCCGGCACGATCGAGGAAGCCAGCTGGACCTGGCGCGACGGCGCGGTGTGGTGCGGCGCCGACGGCGCGCTCACGCAAGCCCCAGGCACCACCGGCTGGTTGTTGTGCGTTGGCCGCGCGCTCAACGCCACCACCCTGATGATCGACTTCGACTCACCCATTGCGCGGATCTGAACCCATGGCCGACAAGACCCTGCAGCTCAAGAACAACATCACCACCGAGGTCGAAGGCGTCACCGCGTCAACTGGTGCCGCCGATGCCGGCAAGATCGCGGCCCTGGGCCCGGATGGCCGCTTCGACGACTCACTGCTGCCGGCTGGCATTGGCGCCGACACCAAGATCTACCCGGCCAGCGAGGTGCTGGCCGCCGGCGACTACGTGAACATCTGGGACGACGCCGGCACGGCTAAGGTGCGCAAGGCCGATGCCAGCGCTGCGAACGCAGGCAAGCGCGCCCATGGTTTCGTGCGCGCCGGCGTCGGCACCATCGGCAGCGACGCGACCGTGTACTTCGAAGGGCCGAACAGCTCGCTTTCCGGTCTGTCGCCCGGGGCGACCTACGTGCTGAGCCACACCACACCGGGTGGTGTTGTGCCGCTGGCATCGGGCACCACCACCGCCGGCCACATCCTGCAGATCCTGGGCGTGGCCACCGACGTGGGCGAGATCAACGCCGAGATCGGCAACCCGGTGGTCAGGGCCTGATATGGCAGCGCGCCGTCCGCTTGTGCTGGATGCGAGCAATCGGACCAGGGAGCTGCCGGTCGACGACATGTTGATCGGCGTTCCGCTGCAGGTCGCGGTCGGGCTCCGGGCTGGTGGGGCGTTCAACGTCGCCCTGACCTCGACCTACGCAATGACCATCGGGCTGCGCACGGGCGGCACGTTCAACGTACAAGCGACGGCCTAATGGCGCTCCGGACCCCGTTGATCCTCAACCAGTCGTCGGCTCGTATTGAAGAGTTGGCGGTGGCCGATTCGATCCCCGGCGCCCTGATCGACGGACTGTTTGGTCGAAATATCATCATCAATGGCGACTTTCGATTCTGGCAGCGCGGCCAGTCATTCGATGCCATTGCTTACGCCACCTACACGGCGGATCGGTTCCTCCCAGTTATGGTAAATGACACGGTCACCGTGAACCGCGCAGAGCACCCGCCGGGCGACGTGCCAAACGTGTTCAACTCGCGCTATTTCATGCGTTGCGGTATCGGGCAGGTGGCTGGCAACAATAGCCTTGCAACGCTTCAGTACCGCGTCGAAAACGGGCATCGGCTTCTCTCCGGCAAGACCATCACCGTCAGTATGCTGGTGCGCGCGTCGTCGGCGACCAAACTCGGCATGGAGATTGAAATCACTTATGGAACCGGCGGCTCCCCATCTCCGTCCATTTACGGGAATAGCCAGCTTGTCACAGGCATCACTGGCGGCTGGCAGCTGATTACTCGCACTTTCACTATTGCCAGCTCCGAAGGTAAAACTTTTGGGACTTCGACTGATGGCTATCTGTCGTTGATCCTGTGGATGGACGCTGGAAGTGATTGGAACTCCCGCAGTGCCGGGGTAGGTCGTCAAACGGGCGAGTTTCAGTTCTCCAACATCCAGATCGAGTCTGGAAATGGTGCTACACCTTTTGAGCAACGACCTGATTCGCTGGAACTTTTGCTGTGCCAGCAGTATTACGAGAAGAGCTACAACCTTTCTGTAGTTCCTGGGACGGCAACCAACGAAGGACGCCGATCTGTTTCGCTAGGAGCAGCTCCTTCTAGTTTCACCTTTATCGGGCAGGCTTTCGCCGTCCGTAAGCGCGGTATTCCATCCATAACGGTTTATCCTGCCCCGGGCCCAGGACCTAGCGGCGCCGGGAACGTTGCACAAGACGACGGCTCGCTCCGCCCGGTTACGGTGCAGAATATCGGTTCGAGCGGATTCGAGATGACGTGGAGTAATAGTCCAGGACGCTACGGAGGCTGGTTCCACTGGGTGGCAGACGCGGAGATTTGACATGTACCGGCTGACCAAAGACCCCGATATACTGCTTTGCATCGAAACCGGCGCTTTTATCCCGCGCGACCATTACCTGTGGCCGACCAAGTGGCTGGAATCGAACACGCCGTTGCCGGTCCCGCCGCCCTACGAGCTGCATTCGCCCGAGCACTACCGCGTTATTCGCGCTGCTGCCTGGGACTGGATGGCAGCGGAGGTGCATGAGCGCGGTTACGACAGCATCGAGACGTGCGTTGGCTACTACAACAGCAGCGTGGATCGGTACCGCCTTGAAGCGCGCGCGATGGTGGCGTGGCGCGATGCCGTGAATCAGGCGCTGGAGGCCTTGGTCAAGGCCCCGCCGGCCGGTGTCGAGACGTGGGAGCAGGTTCTGGTGCTGCTGCCGCAACCCTCCCAGTTCAACTGGCCGTCAAGAGTCGAATTCCCGCTCGGGGTAGGTGACGGCCCCGCAGTGCAACTTTGATCCAATCTGAGAGGAACCCAGCCAGTGGCCGGAAAGATTGACCCGGCGACGGGGCTGCAGGACCAGCAACGGCGCTTCGCGGACGAGTACCTGGTCGATTTCAATGGCACCGCGGCCTACATGCGCGCCGGCTACAAGGCCACCGGTGCCGCGGCCAGCGCCGCCGCCGCGAGGCTGCTGGCCAACCCCAAGGTGCAGGCCTACCTGGCCAGCAGGAAGGAAGAGCTGCTGCTGTCGCAGCGGGTCGATCAGGAAGCGGTGCTTGCCCGGCTGGCCTTCATGGCGCTGGGTGACATCCGCACCCTGTTCGATCAGCACGGCAACCTGAAGCCGATGAGCGAGCTCACGGCGGAAGAGGCCAGCCTGGTCCAGGGTGTGGAGGTGTTCGAAGAGTGGGAGGGGCGGGGAGACGAGCGGCGCGCCGTCGGCCTGACCAAGAAGATCAAGCTGGTCAGCCGCCTCGATGCGGTCAAGACCTTGGGTACGCACTTCGGCATGTTCGCAAAGAAGGTCGAGCACACCGGCAAGAACGGTGGTCCGATCGAGAGCCAGACGCGGATCCTGGGCGACGTGATGGACCTCATCGACGGGTCCGACACCGGCCCCGGGCCGGCGACCTCGCGGAGCAAGTAAGCCGTGGAGGAACTGAGCGACCAGGATGCCAGCCGAATCATCGAGAAGCTGGGTGATCGGTGGTGGCGGCTGAACAACCTGTACTACATCACCGACAAGTTCGGTCGACGGGTGCAGTTCAAGCTGAATGAGGTGCAGGCCGATCTCGACGACAACCTGCACACGTTGAACCTGGCGCTGAAGTCGCGCCAGCATGGCATCACGACTTGGGCCTGCATCCGCGCCCTGGACATGGCGCTGTTCAAGAAGAACACCAAGGCCGGCGTGGTGGCCCACACCGCCGGCGACGCCGCGAAGTTCTTCCGCAGCAAGGTGCTGTACGCCTACGACAACCTGCCGGACTGGCTGAAGAAGATCCGGCCGGCAGTCCGGCGCGACATGCGCGACGGCGTCCTGGAGCTGGCCAATGGCTCCAGCATTGAGGTCTCGGTGTCCCACCGCGGCGGCACGCTGACGTTCCTGCATATCTCCGAGTACGGCCCGATGTGCGCCATGTACCCGGAGCGCGCAGGGGAGGTGGCCTCCGGCGCGCTGAATGCGATCGCCTCCGGCAACATCGTGGTGATCGAGTCGACCGCCTATGGCGCCGCCGGCGACTTCTACGAGCGCTGCCAGACGGCGATCGAGCTGGACCGGCAGATCCGCGCCGGCACCGCCAAGCTGACGGCGATGGATTACCGCTTCCACTTCTATCCGTGGTTCCGGGATCCGATCAACGAGCTCGACCCGGACGGCGTCACCTTGACCGCCGAGGACGAGGCCTACTTCGCCAAGGTCGAGGCGGAGATGAACTACACGCTGCGGCCCGAGCAGAAGGCCTGGTACGTTAAGAAGGCGGCCGAGCAGCGCGACAAGATGAAGCGGGAACACCCCAGCACGCCGGAAGAGGCATTCCAGGCGAGCACGGAAGGTGCCTACTACGGCAAGGAAATGGCCGCCGCCGACAGCAGCGGGCGGATTACCGATCTACCGATCAACCCGCAGGTGCCCATCCACACGTTCTGGGACATCGGGCGCAGCGACGCGACGAGCATCTGGTTCATGCAGGAGAACGGCCCTTGGCTGGACTTCGTCGACTTCTACGAGAACTCCGGCTTCGGCGTGGCGCACTACGCCAAGGTGCTGAAGGAGCGCGGCTACCTGTACGGCAAGCACCACTGGCCGCACGACGGTGCCAATGAGGACTGGTCCGCCAACGAGAACAGGGTGCAGGTGGCCGGCAAGCTGGGGATCAAGCCGATTGTTGTGGTGCCCCGGATCAACGACATCACCGAGGGCATCGACATGGTGCGCAACATGCTGCCGCGCTGCCGGTTCGACAGGGTCCGGTGCGGCCCACCCAAGGCAGGCGAGGGCCGCGGAGGGCTGGAAGCCCTGCGGCGGTACACCAAGGTCTGGAACGAGAAGACCGAAACGTATTCCGACCTCCCATTCCACAACTGGGCCAGCAATCCTGCCGACGCGTTCCGGCAGGCGGCCCAGGGCTATGTCAGCAGCAGCGGCCGTCGCGTCGGCGAGTCGCGCGGCACGGCCAACGACAACTGGAGAACTGCATGAGCGTTTCCCCCCGCGAGCGGAACCAACCCACCACGGTCGAGCTGGTCGACCTGCTGTCGATGCTGGTGGCCGCCGCTGATGAAGGGCAACTGGTAAGCGTCGCTTTCATGTTGCGGTCGCCGGAGGGCGACACGATGGTGGACTATCGCGGCAGCCAAGAGCTGAGCGAGCTCACCGCTCGCACTGTCCTGCAGCGCATTGCCCAGGACGTCGCCGGCACCCATCCGGCGATCGCCGCGCAGATCACCTCCGACCTGGCCAGGAAGGCGAACTGACGTGGAAGACCGTGACGTCGAGCAGCTGGCCATCCACCTGCAGCAGGCCCGCGCCTACGCGCGGTACCTGCCAGGGGGCGAGAACCACGGCAGCCTGGTCGAGGACCACGTCCTGTCGCCGGACCAGGCCGCCGCGGCGGTAGTGGAAGAGCTGGACGCAGCCCTGGAGCTGCTGGGAGCAGAAGCATGAGCGCCGAGGTCGAGCTCGCCCCTGATGGCTTCGTATGGTGTGGCAAGAAGGGGGACCTCACCCTCTACCTGACCCACATCGTGCGCGATGGTGACGACGACGCGGCCCTGTATATCCGGAACGAAAACCGCCGCGTCGAGGGTGTGAACCCCGTGACCGGGATGATCGCCTATGGCAGCCCGGCCTACGTGGTTCCGTTCCGGGACTTCTGGATCTTCCGCCCGGAGGACAGGGATCGGGGCCGGCACCACCACATCGGCGACATGGTCGCTCGCCTGCAGAACGCCTCGGTCGCGCTCTATGGCCTGGACGTGCCGGCCTACCGCCACCGCATCCACGACGCCATCCTCGAATTCTGCGAGGACGTGAAGAACCTGCGGCCGCCGGCGGAGCAGACTCGGGAGCAGTGGCTCGGTGAGATGGCCCGTATGGGGATCCAGATCAAGATCAACGGGCAGAAGGTGAACTGATGCAGACGATCGAGAACTTGCGCAGCGAGCCGGCCTACGACCCCGGTGCTGCAGACGTGGCCACCGCGGCGCCGCCGGACGTGGCGGCCCATCCGCTCGACAGCCTGGAGAATCGGCGCCTCCACGCGAAGGTACTGGACTACTGGTACACGGCCCTCGATGCGTTCTACGACAACCGCATCGAGCAGATGCTCGACTACGACTTCTATGACCACATCCAGTGGTCGGAGGAAGACCGCGCTGTCCTGGCGGCCCGGCACCAGGCGCCGCTGACCTACAACAAGATCAAGATGGCCATCGACTGGGTCATCGGCACGGAGCGACGCACCCGCATCGATGGCGTGGTGCACCCCCGCGCCGAGGACGACGTCGATATTGCCGCGGTGAAGTCGGAGCTGATGAAGTACCTCAGCGACACCAACCGCGTGCCCTGGGCGCGTAGCCAGGCCTTCAAGGACGCCGCGATCGCCGGGTGCGGCTGGACCGAGGAATCGATCCGGACCGACCGCGCGGACGAGCCGGTGATGGTGGGCCACATTCCCTGGCGGCAGATGCGTCGGGATCCAGTCAGCCGGGCGCTGGATCTGAGCGACTGTCGTTTCCTGCTGCGCGAGAAGTTCGCGGACCTGGACTACGCCGAGGCAATGTTCCCGGACCGCATTGAACTGGTGAACCGGGCAGCTCAGGACCACTACGACGGCGACAATGGCGCGTTCGACGAAGAGCTTGATCTGCCGCAGGTCTTCCGCCGCTACGACAGCCGCGGCCATACCGTGACCGGCCGGCGCATCACTGGCAGGGCCTCGCTGGATAGCCGGTGTCGCCTGCGGGTCCGTCTGATCGAGTGCTGGTTCAAACGCCCGGTCGCGCACAAGCGGCTGTGGGGCGGCGAGTTCCGGGGCGATCGCTTCGACCCGAACAACCCCGAGCACCAGGCAGCGTTGGCAGCGATGAAGAGCCAGGCCGCGCCGGTCTACTCTCTGTCCGATGCGGTTGTCGAGGAAATGTGGTGTGCGATCTTCACCGAAGGGGGCCTACTGCAGCTCAAACGCAGCCCGTTCCGGCACGGTCGCTTCCCCTACACCCCGTACTGGTGCTACCGCCGCAACCGCGATGGCATGGAGTACGGCTTGGTCCGCGGCGTGCGCGACTCGCAGGAAGACCTGAACAAGCGCATGAGCAAGCTTCTCTGGGCGCTGAGCACGAATCAGCTGTTCTATGAGGAAGGCGCCATCGACGAGGACCGCATCGAGGAAGTGAAGCGCGAAATCGCCAAGCCCAACGGCGTGATCCCGCTGAAGAACAATGGACTGGACAGGATCAAGGTCGAGCGCAACCTCGATGTGGCCGAGGCTCAGATCAAGCTGCTGGAACTGGATGCGGCGCATATCCACGACGGCTCCGGTGTGAACCGGGAACTGCTGGGCCGTGAGACCAACGCGGCCAGTGGCCGGGCGATCCTGGCCAAGCAGCAGGAAGGTGCCGTGAGCACCGCGGAGCTGTTCGACAACTACCGTCTGGGCATCCAGCTCAGCGGCGAAAAGCAGCTGTCCCTCACCGAGCAATACATGACTGAGGAACGGCAGTTCCGGATCGTCGGGGAGCGCAAGGGGCTGGACTGGCGGGTGATCAACCAGCTGCGCCTGGACACGCTCAACAACGTCTGGGTGGTGGACAACGACATCAGTCGCAACCAGGCCGACTTCATCGTCGACCAGCAGGACTTCCGCGAATCCATGCGCCAGGCCTTCGCCGAGCAGTTCTTCGACATGCTGGGCAAGCTGCCACCGGAGATGTCCATCCAGCTGCTGGACTTGGCCTTCGACATGATCGATATGCCGGGCAAGGACGAGGTGGTGCAGCGCATCCGCAAGATCACCGGCCAGTCGGACAACGACCAGGACGTCGACAGCCCCGAGGCGCAGGCGCGTCAGCAGCAGGAAGCCCAGGACCGCGAGGTGGCCCTGCGCGAGCGCATGGCCAAAGTCGGACTGGACGAGGCCAAGCGCGAAGAGATCATGGCGAAGGCCAAGGCTTTGCAGATCAAGACCAAGGGTGACGCGCTCAACGTTGCCGAACTGATCGAGATCCTGCTCCCCCTCGCTCCGGCGGCCGACCGCCTCCTGAGCACCCAACAGACCCCCGAGGAAACCGCTCATGCAGCAGCCTGACAACGCGGGCCAGCAGTCGCTGGCCGCGAACGAACTGGAAATGACCGAGGGCGAGCGTGCGGCGCTGGCCAGTGCTGACGGTGCCGCCGGCGGCGATGCCCCCGCGGCAACCGCCACCACCGATGCGCCGGCCACCGCCACCGCGAGCGCCACGCCGGTGGCCGAAGGCTCAGCTGCCCCAGCACCGCCCGCTGCAGCGGGCGGTGCGGCTCAGCCTGATGCCGCGGCCACTGCTGCTGCGGCAGTCGCTGCGGAAGTGGCGACCCCTGCAGCGCCGGCTGCGCCCGAGCCGCCGCCGGCCACGCCGTTCGTGCCGACCTATGCCGCCGACGAACGTGACTATGGCAAGGAAATCGGCGACATCAACGGCAAGCTGCAGGCCCTGAAGGAGAAGTACAAGGCCGGCGACGTGGAGGATGAGGCCTACGAGCAGCAGTACGAGGATCTGCGCGACGAGCGCAGCCGCGTCGAGCGCGCCCAGGACATCGCCGCCCTGCAGCAGCAGCTCAGTCAGCAGAATGCCGACCAGTCCTGGGCGTACCTGCAGCGCCAGTTCCTGTCCCGCCCGGAGAATGCCGCGATCGCCGCAAGCCCGATCCGCTTCGCCGCGTGGGAGCAGGCGATGCAGTCGGTGGTCAACGACGCCGCAGCTTCTGGTCGCCAGCTCACCGACTGGGACATCCTGGCTGGTGCGCGCGATCTGCTGGTGACCGAGGGCCTGCTGCAGGCTTCCACTGCCGCGACCGCCCCGCCGGTGGCGCAGGCGCCGGCAAAGCCGGACCGCAGCGCACCGCTGGCCGATGTGCCGGCCACGCTGAGCACCGTGCCCGCGGCGGCTGACCCGACCTCCCGATCGACCGCCGATGCTGCTGCTGGCATGGACAACATCGAGGACATCGAGTCGTTCCTGGCCGGAAAGTCGGAGAGTGAGCGCGATCGCATCCTGCGTGATGTGCCGGGCTCCTTCGTGGCGGACAACTGAGCCCCATGCCCAAGCTGCACACCACCCTGGAGCCTGGCGACGTGGTCCTGATCCCGTCGGGGTCAGGCGCGTCGATCACCTTCACCGAGAAGAGCGGCAAGCGCTCGCGCGTGATCATCGAATCCAACACCCCGGTGACCATCACCCGAGCCGGTGAGCAGCAACCTACTGGCGGCGTGCTGCAGCGCGTGGCGCGCCGGCCTACGCCCACTACGGGCTGAACATCCTCAAAACCTGCGCAGTAGTGCGGGTCAACGACAGAGGCGCAGAAGTGCCGTGATCTCCCTGGAGAAGCAACATGGCACAGACGATCGTGGGTCTGAACGACCCCAAGGCCCGGAAGCTGTGGTCTGCGGACCTCATGGTTTCGGTATCCAAACAGTCCTACTGGACGCGCAAGATGATGGGCAAGGGGTCGGAGACCTCGATGCCGGTCATGCTGCAGACCGACCTGGAACAGGAAGCGGGCGACACCATCAGCTACGACCTGTCCGTGCAGCTGTCCGGTGGCGTCATCGAAGGCGACCAGAAGGCCGAGGGCAAGGGCGAGAAGCTCGACTTCTTCACCGACAAGGTCTTCATCGACCAGGCCCGTAAGCCGGTCAGCTGCGGTGGTCGTATGAGCCGCAAGCGCACCGTCCACGACCTGCGCAAGGTCGGCCGCAACCGCCTGACCGAATTCTGGGCGCGCTTCTACGACGAGCTCTTCTTCATGTACGGCTCGGGCGCCCGCGGCATCAACGAGGATTACAACGTCCCGCTGAACTACGCCGGTCGCGCAGGCAACCCGTTCGAGACGCCTGACAGCTCGCACATCTTGTTCGGCGACGGCGCCAGCAAGGCATCGCTGACCGCGGCCGGCAAGATGAGCCGTGTCCTGATCGAGCGCGCCAACACCAAGGCCGCTTCGCAGGGCGGCGGCTCGACCCAGGTGGCGGAGATCCAGCCGATCACCATTGCCGGCGGCGAGCACTTCGTCACCGTCATGCACCCGTTCCAGGCGCATGACCTGAAGACCTCCACGGATCCGGGCAACTGGCTGGACATCCAGAAGGCGGCTGCAGCTGCCGAAGGTGCCAGCAACCCGATCTTCAAGGACAACCTGGGCATGATCGGCAACACGATCCTGCACAAGCACAAGTCCGTGGTGCGCTTCGGGGACTACGGCGCCGGTGGCAACGTTGCAGCGGCTCGCGCGCTGTATCTGGGCCGTCAGGCCCTGGTGCTGGCCTTCGGTTCGCCGGGCAACGGCCTGCGCTTCGACTGGTCCGAGGTTCCGCTCGACCACGGCAACGACATCGAGATCTGCGCCGGCGCCATCTTCGGCATCAAGAAGACGCGCTTCAACGGCAAGGACTTCGGCACGATCGCCCTGGATACCGCCGCGGCCGATCCGAACCCGCAGTAAGCCTCACACCAAGAGCCCCGGCATGCCGGGGCTCTTGCGTTCAGAACTCACATCCTTCGCAGGAGAAATCCATGTCCACGAAACTCGCAATTGGCCGCAACAGCGGCGCATCGTCGCCGGCCGCCGGCCTGCTGGTGGTCAACGACTACAGCTGGCCGGTCGAAGCCGGTGCGGATGGTGATCTCGTGTTGATCGGCGAGCTGCCGGCCAACCACAAGCTGCACAGCCAGGGCTCGGGCCTGTTCGCCAAGCTGGACGCCGGCGGCAAGTTGGCCGCGCAGAACGTCACCGTCTTCATCCCCGACGCGATCGACGGCGCCTCTACGGCCGGCAATACCGTCATTGCGCCGACCGCGGTGGTTGCCGATACCGCTGCGTTCATCCCGGTGTCCTTGCACCTGATCGCCGAGGCCCTGGGCTCGAAGCCGGTGAACCGCCCGGTGTACGTGAAGCTCAATACCGCCCCGGGTGCTCAGCAGGGCGAGCTGATCCTGCGCCTGGCTGCCTTCCCGGCCTGAGCCCCCAACCGTAGCGGGGCTGCGGCTGCAGCCCCGCCTACCAGGAGCATCCCATGCTGATTGCATGCAAGTTCAAGCGCCCAAAGGCGCCCGTTGAGCTGGACGGCAACGTGTACTTCTTCGTGCCGATCGATCCCGCAAATGCCGATTCGGAGCACGTCGCCGACGTCGAGAACTCCGACCACATCCAGCGGTTGCTGGGCATCCCGGAGGCCTACTACATCGCCCGGGCCCAGAGCCTGCAGACCGCCACCAAGCCGGTACCGCCGGTCGCCCCCGCTGCAGACCAGGATTCGCCGCCGCCGCCGGCTGGCAGCAGCACCGGTGCCGGTACCGACGCCGGCGGATCGGACACCACGACCGGCACCGACGCCGGCAGCAACGAACCGCCGGCCGGCGCCAGCGTGGCCGCCACCCTGCCGCCGGAGATCGTTGAGGCCGCGGCCCAACTGAACGGCCTGAGCTGGCAGAAGCTGAAGGCCGAGTTGGCCAAGGGCGGCATCGCCAAGGTTGTGATCAAGGCTGCCCTCGACCTGGAGCTGGCCAAGCCGGAACCCGACCAGCGCAGCACCACCCTGAAGGTGCTGAGCCAGGCGCTCGAGGAAGCCTGACGTGGAGGCGCGCACCCTCAGCCAGTTGATCGAGGAATGCCGGGAAGAGCTCGACGACGACGTGGCTCCCTACCTGTGGAGTGACGCCGTGCTGACCCGTCACCTCAACGAGGCTGTGGAAGAGGCGTGCATTCGGGCGCGGCTGCTCGTGGAGAGCGGCCGCCCCGATATTTGCCACATCAACCTGGAGCCGGGCCGGGCCGATTACCCGCTTCATCCGACCGTGTACGTGGTCCGGCGCGCGGTGCTGGCCAGCAACCTGTCCGACCCGCTCTGCAGGACCACCAGCGCCGCCCTGGACGGACAGCACCACCACTGGCGCACCGAGGCAGGGCGTCCTGAATACCTGGTGCGCGATCGACAGGCGCGAGAGGTGTCGGTGAGCCCAGTGCCTGCGGAAGTCGATGTCCTGCAGCTCACGCTCTGGCGCGTGCCGGAGGCTGCCGAGGTGATGGAAGACAGCGAGGACGAGCCGGTGATCGATGCCATCCACCACCGGAAGCTGGTGCACTGGGCCTGCTGGCGGGCCCTGAACAAGCGCGATTCGGAGCAGCGCAGCACCGCGGACGCCGACCGACACCTCGCATTGTTCGAGAGCTACTTCGGCGAGCGGCCCACCGCGCGCGCGCTGCAGCAGCTTTCGATCGACCCCGCCACCGGCACCCAACCCATGTGGTTCTGACATGCCCGTTCGCGATGAAGATCTCCGGCCAGCAGGCCCCTGGCCCCTGGGCATCAACAACGTGGCCGGCGAAGGTGCGCTGCCAACCGACGAGGACGGGATCCCGCGCGCGCTGCGCGAGGCGGACAACGTCGACCTGGACGCCGCCGGTCGGCCGCAACGCCGGCGCGGGCATCAGCGTTTCCGGCCTGGCGCGCTGACCCATTCGCTGTGGAGCCATGAGCACCTGCAGTACGGGCTCTTCGTCGATGGCGGTCAGCTTCATGCCCTGCATGAGGACGAACGCGTGGAAACGCTTGGCATCGACGTCGGCCTGGACCCGCTGAGCTATACGCTGATTGGCGATCGCGTCTTCTACAGCAACAGCAGTTCCTGCGGTGTGCTCGACATCGACCTGCAGGTGCATTCCTGGTCGCCTGAGCACCCAGCGGGCCAGCCGGTACTGACACCGTCCGCAGCAAGTGCGCTGGCGCCTGGGCAGTACCAGGTCGCGGTGACGTTCATGGATCGGCTCGGCCGTGAGTCGGGTAGCACGCTGGCCGCGGTGATCGACATTGCCGACGGCGGCGGGTTCGAGCTGAGCGACATTCCGATGCCAGTGGCGCCGGACACAGCTTCGGTCGCGGTGTACGTCTCCGGGCCGAACGACCAGGTGCTGCGGCAGTACGTCATCCTGCCGGCCGGCACTCGCTCGGCGCCGGTGCTGTCTGCCGGCGAGGGCAGGGCACTGACCACTCAGTTCCTTCGCCCGCTGCCGCCGGGCCACATCGTGCGTGGTGCGCACGGCCGGCAGTTCGTAGCCAGTGGCCAGGAGGTGCTGTGGTCGGAGGCGCTGCGATACGGCATGTTCCGGCCCTCGACCAACCGCATGCGCTTCAACGCACCGATCGACCTGATGGAGCCCATCGGCGACGGCCTGCAGGATGGCGCCGGCCTCTACGTCGCTGCCGGCGCGAGGACCTACTGGTACGCAGGCGCCGACCCGAAGGACTTCAGCCAGGCAGTGGCGCGCGGTAGCGGCGCGGTGCCTGGCTCGGCCATGGTCGTCAATGGCGACGTGGTTGGGCTGCAGTCGGCGGCGCCGGTGCTGGTCTGGCTCGCCCGCGACGGCTACTTCTGCATTGGACTGCCGGGCGGCCAGGTGCAGGTGCTGAAGAAGGGCGAGGCAGTCGTCGATGATGCCGATCATGCAGCGCTACTGCTGCGCCAGCAGGACGGACTGAGCCAGCTCGTGGCCGCGCTGCGGGCACCCAAGGGCCAGGCGCTGGCCGTCACCGACCGGGCAGTCGCCCACGTCATCCACCGAGACCCCTGAGCCATGGCTGTGTTGGCCAAGCCAGACGACGTGAAGCGTCGCCTGGAGATCTGCCGTGCGTGTCCGAACGTCGAACGGCTCGGACGCCGCCTTTTCCTGCGCTGCAGCCTCTGCAGCTGTCCCCTGGCAAGCAAGACCCGATTCAAAGGGGCTTCCTGCCCCGCGGGCAAATGGTAACCACCGAAGGAGCAAACCGATGAAAATCATGAAGGCCCTGCAGAACCTGGGCACGGTGGGGCGCGACGCCATTCGCGCAATCCGCCGGCACAAGTACGAGCTGTCCGAGGCGGGCATCTACCTTCCCGCGGCGCGCGCCACCATCGGCGGCACCTTCCGGCATGCGCACGCCCCCGCAGGCGGGGAGTTCGGTCCGTGGCAGGTGGACCCGAACCGCCTGGTCAAGGAGGGCCTGAACTACATCCTCAACACCGCACTCGGGGGCACCAGCCAGCAGACAGCCTTCTACCTGGCGCCATTCGCTGGCAACGTGACGCCGGCCGCGGACTGGAAGGGATCCACCTTCAAGGACGTGGCCACCGAGTTCACGGGGTACACCAACGCCAGCCGTCTGCCCTGGACCACCATACCCTCGACGGCTGAGGCGATCGGCAATAGCGCCGCCCTTGCCGCCGCGACGCTGGTCTATTCGGCAGGCGGGCCGTACAACCTCTACGGCATCGGCCTGCTGACGGGCTCGGCCAAGGGCGCTACGGCGAACATCCTGATCGCCGCCACCCGCTTCGCAACGCCGCGCACCAACCAGCTCGCCGGCGACAAGCTGGCGCTGGAATACGTGCTGTCGGCCAAGGACGAGGGCGACGTCACCTGATGAGCGGGCCGCGGTACAGCGGATGGACACCGATCGTGGTCGTTGGCGATCGGGAGGTTGCGGCCCAGCACGTCCCGGAAGCAAGGAAGCTGCTGGGCTTCGTGCTGGAAGAGGCCAAACGCAATGGCCTCGGGATCGCGAACCTGCGCCGGGAGCTGCAGGACGGCACGGTGCTGCTGGCCGAGAAGATCGGCGAGCTGCCACGCGTCACCATCATTGCCCCGGGGCCACCGCCGGTGGAGGAACCGCCGGAGCCCCGCGGCGGCTTCATCATCTGGCCACGATGGGACGTGCCCACCGGCGATCCCGCGCAGCGCGGGTCGCAGGTGGATCCAACAGGCAGTGACCCCACCGGGTGGCTGGAGTTCGCCGGCAGTCGTGTGATCACCCGTTACTGGCGCCGATGGGACGTGGTCGACCAGATCCAGGGCGCACGCTATGAGAGCTACAACCGGCCGGATCTGTATCCCGATGGGCTGTACTTCTTCGGGAACATCGATTGGAAGGACGGCGAGGACCTGGCGCTGTCGTTCTACGGATTCTGCTCGAGGTACGTGCACGACGTTGCCTTGCTCGACATCGGCGCGCGCTGGGTGCTGCAGCAGGGCCAGGCCCTGTTCGACCGGATCTCCTACCGCGACGAGCTGCAGCAGGATCCCCCGGAATACCTGTCGTGGCGGATCAACTCCGCCTGCGTGCGCAAGACATCGGCCGGAGCCCAGGAGCTGCTGGTGGCGTTCACCAACTTCACCCAAGGCCAGCCCACCACCGCGCAGTCGGCGTTTGTGGCCTTCAGGTTGCATAGGAACGAGGGGACGCCGCAGAAGGGTGACTGGGTCATCGAGCCCGGCAGCCATCGACTGCTGGGAATGACGCCTGGCCAAATCAACCCCGAAGGCAGTACGTCGGGAAACACCTTCACCGATTCGGCCATGCCCTGGTTCTTCAATGGCGATGGCACCCGAGCGATTCGGACCGTCAACAGTGAGCAGACGGCCGCTGTCGCGTTGGTCAACACCATGACCCAAGAGGTGGAGATCTCCGACAGCAGCATCACCCACACCGCGGTCCAGGCTGCCTATCTGCAGGGCAACTACGCGGGGAGTGGCGGCAACTTCGCCTTGGTCGCACCCACGCGTGGCCTGGTCGTGTCCGACTTCGCCGGCATGGAGCGGAAAGACGCCTACCTGGCGCTGCGGCGGAGCGAGGGGCGGTTTGCTGTGGAGGCCAACAACTACCAGGGAATGGTGCGCGTCTCCGTGGTGCTGGAGTTCGAAGGCGGCGAGATCTCACTGATCGATCGAGACTTCGCGGTGGGCAATGACCGCCAGGACTATCACCTGCTGGCGTACATGGATGTGCGCCACAACCTGTTCTCAGGATGGCGGATCCAGGGCTTCAATGGTGCTCACACGATCCAGCCGTTTGCCTACATGGGTGGACGGATGGTGTATGGCCAGTCCGAGCCTGTGGCGTGGGATCCGAGCTCCGGCGCCGGTGCGCCTTTCCCGTGTCTGGATACACGTGCGCCGGGCGCCGTCACCGATGGTCTGGTGTTCGGCAGCTACTGGGTCGGCGCCAGCGGATCCGGGTGGGGCCCACGCACACCGAACCAGACCGGCGTCATCTGGAACAAGCACCCCCGCGAGGGCCTGATTGCATTCAGCGGTTCCTCGCTGCTGGTGCCGCTGATGATGGACCGACAGGGCGTGAGGGACTTCCTCGGCTTCGATTGGGCCGGGGGCTGGAACTACAACAAGGGGCGCTACTGCGTCTCGATACCTGGTGCCTACACCGGTGCACTGAACTACCTGACGGGTCATGACCTGGGGGCGTTGCTCGGCGTTACCGCCGAGGACAGGCGCTTCTACCCGCTGACCGTCCTACCCAAGCCCATCTAGGAGCCTTCATGGCCGTGAACACTTCCACGGGGTTCGAGGCGTCGATCCTTGGCCCGTCGGCATTCGAGGGGATCTTCCGCGCCGGTTGCATCGAGATCCGCACCGGCCCCCAGCCGGACACCGCAGATATGCCCGCCACCGGTGCCTTGCTGGCGCGAATCACCGTTGACGGCGGCATCTGGCAGCCAGGCGTTTCGGCCTATGGCCTGGGCTTCGTGCGCAACGGCCGCTACGTCTACAAGGACGCTGCGCAGCGCTGGGTACTTCGCGGGCTTGCCGCGGGTACCGCGGGCTGGTTCCGCCTGGTCGGGAATGCGCCCGACGCCGGTGCAGTCTCCTTCGAATCTCCCCGCATCGATGGCGCGATCGGTCTGGACGACGACAGCCCGGGCGACTTCCAGATGCGCCTGCCCACCCTGGCCATGGCCACCGACACCAGCATCGAGATCGGTGAATGGTGGTTTGCGATCCCCCCACTCTGACGAAGGAACAGCACCATGACGATCTCCATCCCGCTCGCGCAGGCCCTGCTTGGGCAGGTCAAGAATGCCCTCGACGGCGGCTTCCTTTACGTGTTCGCTGGGCCGGTACCGGCCTCGGCCGACGCTGCCCTGGATATGGTGGGCAGTCACACCCAGCTGGCGAAACTCTCGGTCACCGGCAGCGGCCTGACCTTCTCCGCTCCTGTCGGCAACGTCCTGCCCAAGGCGCCGAGCGAACAGTGGGAAGGCCTGATTGCTTTCGAGGGCGCCAACGCCGGCGCCCCGAGCCTTTCCCCCTCGTTCTACCGCTTCTGCTCAGCGGCAGACGATGGCCGCGGTTCCGCCACCGGCGTTCGTCTGCAGGGCACTGCGGGCGGGCCTGCCTCCAACGCGGCCGTGCTGTTCAGCAGCGACGTGATGACGGCCAACGGCAGCAACAGCACCGGCGTGAGCATCTTCAACGTGGTTGCCGACCAGGCCAGCTGACATGTTGTCCAAGCCGCCAGTCTCCAGGTACGTCCCGCCCCAGCCCGCGAAACCTGCGGTGCCGTACCGGGCTTCCTATACCGTCTGCGGCGCCTCGCCGGCCCAGGGCTACTGGCGGCAGGAGTGCAGCGAAGGCCGGATGCCGGCTCCGAGCAATGGCGCTGTGCAGCTGCCGAAGGGCGCCACCATCCTTGCCTATGAAGAGCAAAACGGCGTCACCTACGTGCGGTACATGCTGTGCAGGAGCCTGTTCGTTCAGACCTCGCCGCCTGGACCAGTCACCTGCACCACGTACCCCGAGCAGAAGGCGGAGCCTGCGGTACCGGCCGTTCCGCCGCGCCGGGAATCCCTCTCGGTGTTCGAGTGGGACGCCGGTGCCGACAGTGTCGACGAGCTCAACGGCGACCTAGCGATGCGACTGACCATGAGCCGCGCCGTGGGCGTGGTGGTCGGGTTCGCCATCCTGGGCGAGGCGGAGCTATTCGACCCTGCCCGGATTCGACACGGCCTGTACTTCCATCAAAGCGAGGGTGGCCGCCCGCAGGCTTGTGTGCTGGAGCGCGGCCGCCGCGTATCCCCGATCCGGTTCTATGCACCCCAAGACCTCTGGGAGGCAAGGCGCATCGGCGGCACCGTCCACTACCTGCACAACGGACAGCGCTTCTACACGTCGCAGCAAGCCAGCCATGGGCTCGTGGTTGTGGGTTGTGCGATCTACGCGACCGGAGATTTCATCGAATGACCATCGAGTTCCTGCCGCTGCAGCATGCGGAGATCGAGGGGCGTGGCCAGGTCACGTTGTCACTGAGGGCCGTGGGGGTGGGCTCAGGGCTCGGCGCAGCCGGCAGTGCCGTGCTGCGCCTGGGCTCGTCTGGACAGGGGCAGATCTACTTCGGCGGCGGGGTAGACCCGGTGGTACCCGCCAACGGTGCCGCCGCATTGAACCTGATCACATCCGGGCAGGGCTACGGCCGAGACATCGGCGGCGGTGCCGCGGCGATCAGCGTGCGCGCTGCAGGCTTCCAGACTGCCGCCGGCCGTGGAGCGGGCGGCGCGCGCCTGGCGCTGTATGGCAGCGGTCGACAGGTCACCACGCCGCTTGCCTATGCAGGCCTGTCTGCCCGACCACGCATGATCTCTGCGTTCGGTGGGCGCTGGTTTGCGTCGCCGCGTTCATCGCTGGCTATCGGCGAGACCCGAAGCAGCCTGCCAACGCACGTGCTGAACGAAGTGCTCTCCATCGACGAGACCCGGCGCAGCGCGCTGCTGGCCAGCTGCAGGACGGCGGACACGCTGAGCCTGGAAGACGCGGCAGCGGTGGTGTTCATGCTGCTGGTCGAAGAAGGGATTGCCTTCAGCCCGGATATTCGCGCTGACTCGATCAGGCTGGAGCGCGTCATCGACCGCCTGCTGATGCTGGGGGTGGCCACGTCTTACGCCGATGCGTTGAACGCCCTGGTCGGCGGCCTGTGGTTCGGCGCCCTGACCGAGGCGCTGCGCACGGAGACGGTCACCGATGGACTGCTGGGCTCGGACCTTGTGGCCAGCCTGCAGCGCGCCGCGGAGCGCGTGGTGGACGGCATGCTGGCTGATGCGGCGGCATTCGAAGCCGGTACCGGCGTGGTGATAGTGGATGAGCAGCTGCTCGTCGGCGCCGCCGGCGGCGCGACGGCCGAGCTGGCCCAGCTGCTGAAGGACGGGCTGGGATTCGTGACCCGCTTGGCGCTGGACACCGGCGAGTACGTGGCATGGGTCATGAACATCGAAAGCCGCGCGCTGAGCCGCTACACCCAGTACCCGTTCAACAGCTTCGCCAAGATCGGCGGTCGCTACTACGCCGCGGCTGCGGACGGGCTGCACCGGCTTGAGGGCGATGACGACGACGGCACCCCGATTGCTGCGCGGCTGCGGCTGGGCCTTTCCGCGCTCGGCACGCGCCGCCTGAAGCGGCTGCCCGAGGCGTTCGTCGGCTACACCGCCACGGGCGCACTGCTGCTGCATGTGATCACGGTCAACGAGCAGAGCGGTCAGAAGGAAGCGGCCATCTACCGGATCCTGGAGCGACCGGCATCGAGCGAGCGAGAAACGCGCTGGAAGCTGGGGAAGGGGATCAAGGCCGTCGACTTCGACTTCGTGATCGAGAACGTGGACGGCGCCGACTTCAAGCTCGCAGCCATCGACTTCAGGCCGATCTATCTTGATCGCCGGACCAGGGGATGACCATGGCAGGACCTTGCTTCTGGCGCGAGCCATTCAACCTTGTTCAGGACTGCGGCGAAGACCCTCAGCCCAGCGACTGGATCCTCACCTTCAATAACGGAATGGTGAACGGCGAAGAGACATCCGAGCTTCCTGGATTCGCCGTAGGCACCGACTTCCTGCTGAAGATCGAGGGCGATGTCGACGATCGCACACTCGAGATGCGCTATCGCATCGACAGCGACCGATATGCCGCCTACTACATGGGCGAGCAGACCAGCTACAACGGCCCCGACGGGGCAGCCGCCGTGGCGACACAAGGTGTAAATCGTTGGGACGTATCGATCTACGTCCTGTGGAGCTGACCGGAGAAGCATGAATGGCAACTACCTGGTGTCCTGACCTGTCGGCGGATGCCGCGATCACGCTGGTCGGAAGCGCGCATGACAAGTTCATGGAGCTCGGCTCGACCACGTACAACATGGCCGTGTCCAACCTTCAGGGCCTCAACAGCGTTCGGCTGGATCCGATCGACTTCAACGTCGACTTCCGCTTTGCCGATCCGCAGGCCACGTTCCAGCGGCCGCGCCGCCCCGACCTGGATGAAGGGGCGCTGGAATTCCGCGCCCCTGATGTGCCGCTGCCCAGCGCGCCCGGCTTCGTAGCTGCTCCGATCTCGATCAGCGAGGCGCCGGAGCTCGATGCTCAGCCACCGACGCTCGCGTTCGGGGCGAAGCCAACCACGCCGAACGTGATCGAGCCGACGCTTCCTGTGGATCCGGCGCTGATTGTGCTGCCGGCGGAGCCGACCTACGTCTTGCCGCAGGTGCCGACGTTCGAGGCGCTGAACCTGCCCGACGTGCCGAACATTGTCTTGCCGGAGTTCGAGGCGGAGAAGCCGATCTTCATCGAGCCGCCGTTCAACGATACCTGGCAGTTCGAGGCTACCCCTTATGTCAGCACGCTGGTGGACACGCTCACCGCCACGCTGAAGCCGATGATCGTCGGTAGCCAGGCCCTGCCAAGGATCATCGAGGACGCGATCTTCCAGCGCGCCCGAAGCCGCATCGAGCTGGACACCCAGCGGAACGTCGACCAGGCGGTGTCGGAGTTCGCCGCACGTGGCTTTGCCGAGCCCCAGGGCATGCTGGCCGGGAGGATCCTGGAGGTCCGGCAAACCGGGCAGGGTGCCGTGGCCGAGGCCTCTCGTGATGCGGCGATCAAGCAGTTCGAAGAATCGCTGGCCAACCAGCGCATGGCCATTGCTCAGGGCGCGGCGCTGGAAGGGACGCTGGCGCAGCTGCACACCGACGAGCAGAAGCTGATGCTGCAGGCGGCGACGTTCCAGCGCGAAACCGTCATCGCCGTGCTGAACGCCAGGATCTCGGTCTTCAACGCTCGCCTGCAGGCCTACCAGACCGACGCCCAGGTGCTGCGCGATCGCATCCAGGCGGAGCTGGCCAAGGTCGAGGTGTTCCGGGCCCAGATCGAAGGGGAGCGGGCACGGGGTGAGATCAATGAGCAGCGGGTGCGCCTCTACGAGTCGCAGCTGCGCGGTGTAACCACCCTGGCCGACTTCTACCGCACCCGCGTCGAGGCGGTGAAGGTGCAGGCGGACATCAACCGCTTCGGCATCGACAAGTACCGCGCGCAGGTCGACGCCTATGAGGCGCGCTGGCGCGCCCACGTCGCCGAGTGGCAGGGCTACACGGCCAGTGTTGAGGGCGAGGGCAAACGGGCGGATCTGTATCGCACGCTGGTCGATGCCAATGCCAAGCGTGTCGATGCCTGGGCGGCCAGCAACAACATGCAATTCGAGGCCGAGCGCCTGCGCATGGCTCAGCACGGGGTTGACCTGGACGTGTGGCGCGCCGGCATCACTCGTTGGGACGCGACGCTGAGCGGCGAGCGCGCTCGCTTGGCTGCTGTCGGCCAGGCGTTCGACGCGAAGGCGCGGATCTACAGCGCCGACGCCGGCGTGGAGCAGGCGGCCTCGGCCGCGGCCGATCGCAGTTTCGAGCTCGGACTGGCGCGGGAACGTGCCGACGTCGACGTACAGCTGCAGCAGGCCCAGATGCGCATCCAGCAAATGCTCGGCCTGCTGGCGCAGTCGGCGGAGATCCAGCGGGCAAAGGCGCAGATCTCCAGCCAGCTCGCCGCCAGCACGATGAGCGCCGTCAACTACGGGGCCAGCGTTTCCAGCGGCCGCAGCAAATCCAACTCCTGCTCGCAGAACTACAGCTTCCAGGGCGAGATCGCGGACGCCTGATCCGCCTCAACTTCACAAGGGGAATCGCATGGCCATCAACGATCGAGACGAACTGAACCCTGCCGGTGCCGCGCCCGGGAAGCCACGCATTGCCGCCCGGCCGAGCCCCGGCACGGCCTTCGGCTCGGCACTGCGCAGCGGTGTCGCCGGCACCGCCACGATGGCGCGGCAGGCCGCCGGCGCAGGCCTGCGCGCGGCCGGTACCGTCGCCGACGCAGTGACGGCACCAGGACGCGAAGCGGCCGGCTTCGTGCGTGATGCAGGCCGCGCAGCGGTCGGCGCGGCGCCGTCGCCACAACAGGGCCAGCCGTTGAGGGCGCCCAGCCAGCTCAATCCGATTGGTGGCGCCGCCAGCGCGCTCAGCCGTATCGCACCGGTGAGGCTCGGCGGTGCCGCGAAGCCGAAACCGACGTTCGGCGGTGTGAGCTCCAGCGTTGACTCGACTGCAGGCCTCGCAGGTTCGCGTCTGGCTGGGCGGCCGTCGATCGGGGCAGACTTCACCGGGGTCAGTTCCAGCGTGAGTTCCACGGCGCCGCTGGCGGGCGCTGCAGGTGCTGCAACGCCTCGGGCGGCCCCCGCCCCCGCAGCAGCTGCGCCGAGCACCTACACGACACAGGACGGCCGCACCGCCACGTTGCCAGCAGGCATTACCCGAACCGTGGATGCCAACGGCAATTCGGTGTTCACCGGGTCTGCCGCAACCATCGCAGCCAGCGGCGGTGCTGCGGCCGCACCGGCCGGCGGCACGCTGGCACCCATGGTGTCCCCCCTTGCGGCTGCACCTGCAGCGCCGACGGTGGTGGCTCCGCGGCCAACGCCCCAGATCGTGCAGCGTGGTCGTCAGGGCGGGATCATTGAGAACCCCGCCGACACCACGGTGGACAAGCTCACCCGAGCTATGGGCAGCGCCAGCCTGAAAGGCAGCCCGAGCGGCCGCGCCGCAGTAGCACAGGCAATCCTGGGCGAGGCCGGCGCGCGCCAGGCCGAGCGCGCATCTGCGCTCCGCACCCAGGATGAGGCCGATCTTGCCGCTGGCCAGGTCAACGCGGTCGCGGCACAGGGCGACGCCAACCGCGCGCTGCAGGCCGGTCAGTTCAACGCACAGATGCAAGACAACGCCGCCAACCGGCAGGCGTCGCTGGAAACCGCCCGCATTGCTCGCCGGCCGGAGATCTCGGTGGCGGCCGACGGCAGCATGGGTGTTGTAGGTGGCGACGGTAGTTGGCGGGCGGTAACAGGCGCCGACGGCAAGAACGTGCGCGCCGCCCAGGCGCCGCGTCAGACCGGGGAGCTCACCGATGCCGACCGCCTGAAGTCCTACACCGATCGATTCAACGCCATTTCCGGGAACGTCACGATGGACGAAGCCGCGAAGACGGCCGCCCTGGCCCAGCTCGATGCGGATCCACTGTATGCGGGGCTGCGCCCGCAAGAAGCCCCGCCCGTGGATGGAGCGCGTAAGGCGCCAGACGGGAACTGGTACGTGCAGAACAACGACGGAAGCTACTCGAAGGTGAATCTCTGATGGCAACGTTTGAAAAGGTCGACGGGAATCCCTTCGGCGCCGGAGCAGCTGCAGCGCCAGCCGCAGCGCCAGCGCCAGCCCCCACAGCCACCGACAAGGTTGCGCGCCGACCGACGCTGTCCCCCGTGCAGGGCGACCCGTTCCAGAAGGTGGCCAAGCGCCCGGAGCGATCCTGGGGTGAGGCGATCAAGGACACCGGGCTCGGCATAGCTTCCGGCGCCGCCAACATCCTCGGTGGCGCCGTGGAGCAGCGGAACTCCATGGAGCCGACCAACATCGTGCGGCAGGGCCTGCGCGCGCTGGACAGGCTGGGGGTCAAAGGCGCATCCGAGACCGCCGCGCTGGTACCAGGCACGCCATCCGAAATCTTCGGCGGGCGCCGGGCTGGTTCGGATAGCGCGGGCTTGTCGAAGGCAACGCAGATGGCCACCGACTACCTCGGCGAGAGCCAGTCTGATGCGCTCAAGCAGGAAAAACAGGACCTGCAGGACACCAAGGGCTTCTTCGCCAGTGCCGGCAAGGTGCTGTCCTCGCCGCGACTGATCGGCAATTTCCTGGCCGAGCAGGTGCCAAACGTTGCCGCGATGGGCGCCGGCACACGCCTTGCGGCTGCGCGGGCGGGCGAACGGGCCTTGGCGGGTGCGTTGGCCAAGGGGCTCGGTACCGAGGCCGCTGAAACGGCAGCCACCGCCGCTGGTCATCGCGCGGCGACTGCCGCTGCCACCGGCATGACGACGATCATGGAGACCGGATCGGCGGGCCAGCAGACCTACCAGCAGGCGATGGCGCAGCCGCAGTCGGTCTGGGATGCCAATCCGGAATACAAGCGCATGGTCGCCGCCGGCGGTGACCCGCAGACGGTCAAGGAAACCATCGCGCGCGGCGCATCGATGGAAGCGCAGGCGATCACCGCACCGATCGCGGCGATCGCCGGCCGCATTGCGGCGCCGTTTGAAGCCGACGTCTTCACCCGGGGCCTGGCGCGCAAGCCAAAAGCGATGCTGGCCGGCGCCGCGCGTGAGACTGTGGAGGAAGGCATCCAGGAGGGCGGCTCGCAGCTGGCCGGCAACCTTGGCCAGCGCCAGGTCGACCCGACCCAGGCAGCGTGGGAAGGTGTCCCTGAAGCGGCTGGTACCGGTGCGGCGATCGGCGGCCTGCTCGGTGGCGGCATGGCCGCCGGCGGCGCGATCGCCAGCCGCGGCGACAACCAGGCCGCAGTGGCAGCTGATGCGGAGCGGGAACGCCTGGCACGCCGGCCGACGCCGACGCCACCTCCGCTGCCGCCGCCGCCGATCCCCCAGATGCTGGCGCTTCCGCCGCCAGAAGTGATGACTGCTGCACCGGACGGCACTATCACGCCTGGCAGGGTCCGCCCGGAGGTCATGGCCGAACCTGAGATGCGCTTTCCGCAGGGCCGCGGCATGTCCGCTCCCTTCGACGGGACTCGCGTCGCCGTGCGGCCGCAGCCGACGGTACCGTTCCCTGATGCAACCCCTGACTCGATCGCCGGCATCGCCAACCTGGTGTCCCAGGCCCGGCGTCCCACTGAGCCTGCGGATACCGCAACAGCTGCAGCAGCGCAGGCAGAACCCGTCGCCCCGCAAGCTCAGGAAGGCCAGGCGCCCCTGGTAACACCGGAAGTTCCGGCCGCCGCGGTGCCTCCGGCGCCTGCGGTCGCGCCGCCGTGGGTCGATGCTCAGACCGGTGAAGCGCTCCGAGAGCCGACCACGACGGACATCAAGCAGCTGCTGCACAGCGGCCTGCAGTACCAGGTTGAGACACATGGCGGAATCAATACGCCGACCCTGCTGCGCTCGATGCGTGACCAGTACGGCCTGCCCAGCGCCCGTGTGCGCCCGCTGCTGGACGAGGTAAAGGGCGAGCGTCGGCGTGGCCTCACTGAGCCGCCAGCCGATGCCGGCAACCTGGCAGCAAGTGAAGCCGCCGGCGCGGCATCGCCGGCGCAGCAGTCGCTGAGGGAGGCTGCACCGGCTGCAGATCTGCAGCTGGATGGTGCCGCGCCAACAAATCGATCCGCCCCGGAGCCACTGGCCAGCGAATTGCAGAGCGTACCTGGTGAAGCGGCGGCGCAGCTGGACACCGGTTCGTCTCGCGCACCGGTCGCCGAGCCGACCGCAGCCGGCGCGACGGAGACGACCAGCGTGGTCGGGACCGCTCCGGAGCAGTCCGTGGCCAAGGCGAGCGCTGGCCTGGCCAGCGTGCCCGCGCAGGCCGAAGTGCCGAAGGTGGCCACCGCGGCTGCTGAGGCGGCGACGAACCCGCAGAACGATCTGCCTACGCCCACGGATGCACAGAAGGAAGCCGGCAACTACAAGAAGGGTCACGTCCGCATCAACGGCCACGACATCAGCATCGAGAACCCTGCCGGCAGCCAGCGGGATCCACGCTGGCCCGCACTGAAGAACCACTACGGCTACTTCAAGGGCACCGTCGGCAAGGACAAGGACCACGTCGACGTCTTCATGACCGACCGCGCTGAGGATCCGGCGCTGCCGGTGTACGTGGTCGACCAAGTCAACAAGGACGGCTCCTTCGATGAGCACAAGGTCATCATGGGAACCGCGTCGGAGCAGGAAGCCCGGGATACCTACCTGGCCAACTACTCGAAGGGCTGGACCGGCCTGGGCGGCATCAAGGAAATGTCGCAGGAGCAGTTCAAGGCGTGGGTGCGCGACCCGAAGAAGACCACCCGCCGTGTCACCAGGACCAAGCCGGCGGAGGCAGCGCCAGCTCCGCAGCCAGCTACGAGCGTCGGTGAAACGGGGCAGATCGTCAGCACCGCGGCCGAAACCGTCGGTGCGACGGCAGAAAGCGGCAGCGCGTTGGCCAAGAACGGGATGGAACCTGCAGCAGCTGCAGCACCGGCTGCGGGTGAGCCCGGCCCGGCCTATACGCCCAAGGTGCGACGCATCGGTGGTTCGCCGCAGTACGACCGCGGCGACATTGGCACTCTCGGCGCCTACTTCACGCCGGGGCGCATCGTGAATGCCTACGGCAACACCCGGGATCGAGTGATTGAGTTTCGGCCGCCGGGGAAGGATCCGCGCTGGCAGGTGAAGGTTCAGCAGGTCGATTCCGCTGGCAACCCGCTACCTGACGAGGATCCGCGCTGGCACAGCACCATCCCGTCGCCGAACGACCTGGAGCAGGTGCTCGGCAAGCCGGTCGCGAAGGCGCGCAAGGCTGCAGCTCCTGCACAAAACAGCACCGCGGCGACCGACGCTGCGCCCGCGCGGCCGCAGAAGCAGGCCGCTGGTCCGGCGGTGATCGAAGACCTGGGTGAGAAGCTGGGCGGCGCGCGCAAGGATCTGGCCAAGCCCACCGGTACGCGACCGCAGCGCCGCGCTGACGCCGACGCTGGCGCCGAGGCGGGCCCGGCATGGTCGAAGAAGTACGTGGCGATGGAAGAAGCCCGCAACCCCGGCAGCTGGCGCCTGTTCAAGGCGAAAAAGGGCACCCTCGGCAATCCGCTTGCCAGCCGGCAGACCTTCGCCAGCCAGGCTGAGGCCGAAGCGGCAATCCCGATGGTCGAGCTGGCCCGCAATCATCGCGCCGTGGAGCGCGAGCCCGGCAACTGGGCGATCGCGCGAGACGTCACCGACCGGAAGCGCGTCTATCTCAAGGACGGCTTCGACAGCCGCGCGGCGGCGCTGCAGTACATGGCAGAGAACGCGCCAGCACTGATCGACACCAAGACCACCGTGGGCGAGGACGCTCTGCCGCGGCCGGACAAGGTCATGCGCATCGGTGAGGCGCGGCGCGAGGGCGATGTCCAGGGCCAGCAGTTCATGGACACCTTCGGCTTCCGAGGCGTTGAGTTCGGCAAGTGGAACAACCAGGACGAGCGCCAGGAGGTGATGAATCACGCATTCGACGCGCTGGTCGACCTGTCCGAGCTGCTGAACCTGCCCCCGCGGGCAATGAGCCTGGACGGCCAGATCGGCCTGGCGTTCGGTGCACGTGGCCACGGCCTCAGCGGTGCCCGCGCGCACTACGAGCGGGACTATGCGGTGATCAACCTGACCAAGCTCAAGGGTGCCGGGTCGCTGGCCCACGAGTGGATGCACGCCCTGGACCACTACCTCGGCCGGCAGGACGGCCGGGGGTCGGAACAGATCACCAACAGTCGCGGCGACAAGGTCATGAAGGCGTCGGGTGTTGACGACTACCTGAGCAATGCCAGCCGATTTCGGGGGAACGTGCGTCCGGAGCTGCGTGCGGCGTTCCAGGAGCTGATGGACACCATGCGTACCCGTGCCGAGCAGTATGTCGAAGACACGGCGCGCGCTGAATCCTTCCTGGGCAAGGCCCGTGACCAAGTGCAGAAGCAACTGGGCGATCTGCGTGCCCACATCGAGAAGGAGCGGGCGTGGGGCTCGCGGAAGCGACCGGCCACGCAGCAGGAGTTGGCCACGTTCGATGCCGCAGCGGATCGGCTGCTCAACGGCGAGACGTTCAGCACCGATGCGAAGCCGACCAAGGGTGGCGGGGTACGGTTCACCAACGAAGAACTGGACGCACTCGACGGCGTTTTGAAGGCGGTTACCAACCGTACCGGCTTCAACTCCGAGCGCACCGGCTCGCTGGATCGATTGCGCGATGCGATGGGCATGTATCAGCGCCGGGTGGAGCTGTGGCAGTCGGCAGACGCCGGCGAGGCGAAGACCAAGAACGTGCCGACCTCGTTCATGACTGAGGCCCGAAAGCTGGACGATGGCCGCGTAGGCAATTACTGGACCGCGCCGCACGAGCTCCTGGCACGTGCCTTCAGTTCCTACGTCGAGGACCGCCTGCAGGATGCCGGCCGGGCCAGCGCTTTCATGTCCTTCGGTTCGGACCCGCGCTTCGCCGTGCCGGTCGGAACCGACTTCGCTCGTCCGTTCCCGGCCGGCGCCGAACGCCAGGCCATGAATGCCGCGTTCGATCGCTTCTTCGCCGAGGTCAAGCACGAAGAGACCCCGACCGGTGGTGTCCGGCTCTTCTCCCGGCGTGGCTGGGAGGCCGACTTCCCCGATGTCGTGACGGCTCACCGTCCCGGTCGCCTGAGCGCGCACGCGGATTACGCTGCAGCCAAAGCTGGCGACGACACCGCGGCCCTGCGCGTGGCGCGCGACGTCATCACCCCGGCGTTTGTCGAGGACGTGCGTGCTGCGCTGCCGGAGGGCAGCAAGCCCCTGGTGGTGGCCGTGCAGTCCCAGGAAGCCACGGGCAACAACCGCATCCCGCGCATGGCCGCTGAGGTGCTGGCCCAGCGCCTGGGACTGCAGGTGTCCGAAGACATCGTCCAGGCCGCCAAGGTCAATCGTAGTGCCGGCGATGCCCTGCACCGGCTGGCCAACCAGCCCCCGTTCACCGGCAAGGTGGAGAAGGGCCGCGACTACGTCCTGATCGATGACACGCTGACCCAGGGAGGTACCCTGGCCCAGCTGAAGACCCACATCGAGGACAACGGCGGCAAGGTGGTGCTGGCCACGGCTTTGACCGGCAAGGACTATTCGCGGAAAATCGCCCTCAACTCTCAGAGCCTGGCCGACGTCCGTGAACGTTTCGGATCAATCGAACCCTGGTGGCGCGACCAGTTCGGCTACGGCTTCGAAGGCCTCACCGAATCCGAAGCGCGCACCATCCTCACCCTCGACAAGGGACGTCTCGATGCTGACGCCCTCCGAGATCGAGTCGCTGCAGGCCGAGTACCGGGCCTCCGGCCAGTGGGCGAAGCAGCAGCTGGCCAAGGATCCGGAGCTGAAGCACCTGGGCCCGGCGGGCGGGTAAACCGATCCGCAGCTCCTGCCGCCAGCGGCGGCCTGGACTTCGACCGCGCGCTGCAGCTCAAAACCGACCTGACCCAGCATTGGGGCGAAAACGCGCCCAGCGTGGTCGTGGTGCGCTCGGCCGAGGACTTCCCGGCCAGCGCCAAGGTAGATCCGGGCTATCGTCGCGCCGAGGGTATGTACGACGGTCGGCCCACGGTCTGGATCAACGCCGGCAACATCGCCACCGAGCAGCGCTTCGCGCAGGTGCTGGCCCACGAGGCAATCGGGCACTACGGCGTTGAGTCGGTGGTGGGGGCCAAGGACTGGACCCAGATCGTTGACGCGATCGACAAGCTGGCCGCCGACGGCACCGGTACCGCTGCGATGAAGTCGGTGCTGGCGGATGTGACCAAGCGCTACGGCACCGTCGATCGCGAGACCTTCGCCAAGGAAGCGATCGCCGTCATGGCGGAGCGGGGGATCCGCAACAGCTTCACCAGCCGCGTCGCCGCCGCGGTCCGCCGCTTCCTGCGCCGCGTCATGCCGTCGCTGAAGTGGTCCGAGACCGAGGTTAGGGACCTGTTGAGCCAGGCCGACGGCTTCCTGCGTGCCGGCATGTCGGCCCAGGCGCAGCGGGAAATGGTGCGGTCCTACTCGTTCGCACAGCCGCAGATCGACGGCCGCGGCGAGGCATTCCTCGAGCAGAATGGGGGTCGCTTTCTCCGCCGCGACGATCAGTGGTACCTCGCCGACGAGCGTGGCCGGCCAGCTGACTTCCTGACCCTTGGCGCCGCGCGCGCTGAGGCCGATCGCACCGGTGGCCAGGTGCTGGCCGATCCGGTTGAGAGTGGGCCGCGCACCTGGAGTGTGGTGCTACCCAACGGTGCCGAGGTGACGCGGGCGGCCCGCGGCCGCCTCTTCAGCATGCCGCCGGCAGACGCGCTCGCGGACATTGATGCGATCCAGCAGGGCATCCAGGGCGACGGTGTGTTGGCACGTGCGCGGCAGAAGCTGGAAGACCTGACCCCCAGCAAAGTGAAAGACACGTTGCGGTCCACGTGGCTCGGTGCGCTGGCCACTCGGCACCTGACGGAGCTGGGGCGCGACTACTTCCCGACTATCGATCGCTACTCGGACTACTTGGCCGAAATGCAGGCCGACCGGAACAAGCTGCAGGCAGAGGCGGAAGCGATCGCCGAGCCCGCTCGTCAATGGGCCAGCAAGAACAAGGCGGAAAGCCGGCGTCTCTTCGACCTCATGCACCAGGCGACCATGGACGGCGTAGACCCGTCACGCGAGTACCAGCCCCTGCAGTTCAAGGCGCCAGGAGGGCAGGGTCTGCAGGAGGTCAACCGCAAGAACGTTCTACATGCGATCAAGGTGATCCAGCAGCAGATGAGGGAACGCAGCGGCGATACCAAGACAAACATGATGAATGAAGTGAAGACGCTGAAAGCAATGCTGAAGGTCGAACCACGTCGCCGCAGGCAGTACGTCCCCTTGGTCGAGCAGTGGTCACAGCTGTCGCCGGAAGCAAAGTCGTTCTATCTGCAGTTCCGTGATGCCTATCGATCGAGGTCCGACGCGGTGGAAGCGGCCCTGATCCAACGCATCGAGGACCTGAAAGGTGGTGATCTGGTTGGAGGCCAGGTCATCAGCGACAGTAGCCGCCGCATGCTGGTGAACAAGATCCGTGAGCAGTTCGAATCCGCGCGCCTGCAAGGCGTCTACTTCCCCCTGCAGCGATTCGGGAAGTTCTTCGTCGCAGCGGAGAAGGGCGGCACAAGCACTTTCCTGATGTTCGAATCACAGAACGAGCTGGACCGAGCCGTGAAGGACCTCCAAGCCAAGGAGTGGGCCATCACCGCCCGGGGAATGAAGATGGAGGGCAGGGCGGCCGACGCACCGAGCGGCACCTTCGTCGCCGACGTGATCGACCAACTGCGGACGGCGCACGTGTCCGACGCGGTCCAGGACCAGGTGTACCAGTTGTACCTGCAGACCATGCCGGAGCTGTCGATGCGCAAGCACCAGATCCACCGCAAGTCGGTGCCTGGCTTCGACCCTGATGCCGTGCGTGCCTTCGCCTACAACATGCAGCACGGGTCGCACCAGCTCGCCCGACTGCGATACGCCCACAAGCTGCAGGGGGTGCTGACCGACCTGAAGGACACGCAGAAGACGATTCAGGCATCGCCAAGCGTCGACACACGAAAGATCGTGGCGGGCGACGCCCTCCTGGAAGAGCTGGGCAAGCGGCACGAATGGATCATGAATCCGACCGACTCGGCGCTGACCAACCTGATCTCGTCGTTCGGCTTTACCTACTACCTGGGCGCTACGCCGGCGGCGGCGCTGGTGAACGTGACCCAGACCGCCCTGGTCAGCTACCCCTACCTGGCCGCACGGCACGGCGGGGTCAAGGCCATGAACTACCTGCTGGCCGCCAGCCGTGACGCCGTGCGCACCGTGGGCAACATCCAGAGGACGCTGACCGACCCCGACGAGCTCCGCGCCTACCAAGCGCTGGAAGTCGCCGGCGCGATCGAGAAGACGCAAGCCCACAATCTCGCCGGCATCGCCGAGGGTGGCCTGACGGGCTACAACCCGGCCTGGAGCAAGGCCATGGAGATCATCGGCTGGGGTTTCCACAAGACCGAGGTCATGAATCGCGAGGCGACCGGCATGGCCGCCTACCGCCTGGCGCGCGCCGACGGCAAGTCGTTCGACGAGGCGGTGAAGTTCGCCCGGGACGCCATCTTCGACACCCACTTCGACTACAGCAACGCCAACCGCGCCCGCTTCATGCAGAGCGGCACCGCCAAGGTGCTGCTGATGTTCCGGCAGTACAGCCTGAACATGACCTGGGCGCTCGGGCGGATGGTGTGGCAGGCCACCAAGGGGCAGGACCCGCAGGTGCGGCAAATTGCCCGCCGCAACTTGACCGGCCTGCTGGGCATGAGCGCACTGTTCTCCGGCGCCATGGGCCTGCCGATGATGGGCATGATCATGGGGGCACTCAATGGCATCCAGGCCACCTTCGGGGATGACGACGAGCCGTGGGATGCAGAGACCGAGCTGCGCGCTTTCCTCACCGGCATGCTGGGGCAGGGCGGTGCGGATCTACTGCTGCACGGGCCGGCCGACAAGCTGACTGGCGCCAACATTTCCGGCCGTGTCGGCCTGGACAGCCTGTGGATCCGCGATGCCGATCGGGAGCTCGACGGCCGCGGCATGTTCAACAACCTGCTCGAGCAGGCTGCGGGGCCAATGGGCGGCGTCCTGAAGAACGTGCTGGTCGGCAAGCAGCAGGTCGACGAGGGCCACATCATGCGCGGCGTGGAGACCATGCTGCCCAAGGGGCTCAAGGACATGATCAAGGCCGGCCGTTACGCCACCCAAGGTGTCAATACCCTGCGCGGCGACCCGGTCGTCGAGGACCTGTCGCCCTGGGAGATCCTGCTGCAGGCCAACGGCTTCGCCCCGGAGAAGGTGTCCAGGCAGTACGAGACCACCCGCGCGCTGAAGAACTACGAGCAGCACATCCTCGACCGTCGCAAGTCGCTGGTGAACGCCTTCGCAATGGCCCTACGCAACGGCGATGCCAGCGACCGGGCTTCGGTACTCAGCAAGATCGGCGCCTTCAACAAGGCCAACCCGGAACTTGCGATCACGTCGAGCGGGCTGCAGCAGTCCATCAAGAACCGGGCACGTTATAGCGCCAGGGCCGAGGCCGGGATCATCCTCAACCCGAAGCTGGCCGCGCGCCTGAACAAGGCAGTGACGGAGTAACTGCAGAAAAAGCTGTTCCCCAATCCGGGCCGCCCGAATGAAAGCAATGTGAAGACGCCGGTGATGATGCCGGCGTTACCGAAACAGGGGTCAGTAACCGATGGACAAGAAGGACTCGCAGTTGGTGGCCATTGGAGAAGGAAAGCAGGAGAGCGGCCAGCCCAGGGACAGTGGTGCTGGTTTTCTTTCCCCTGCAACAGGCTTGGAGGTGGGGCCCAAGGCATCGAGGGGGCGGCACTCTCGCCGCCAGATGCTGGAGAAGGGCATGGAAGATGAGCGCCATAAGGCTCAGGTGGTCTCGATGGAGGCCTTCAAGGCAGGCCGGGTGGGGCAGATCCCCTCGGAGTTGCTGGAGATGTACGACCAGCTGACCCGTGACCAGCACGCGCTGGTGCGGACCTCGATGGTGCTCGTGGCGGCGCTGCGGAGGCGACTGGGCCTGCCGGACCTCTAAGGTCCATGGGGCCGCCGCGGCGGCCCCTTCAGAGGTGCTGGATGCTCACGGCGCCGTAAGGCCTGCGTGCTGTAATCCGACCATGTGCTACTCCGCCCAGATCACCGCCGCCTATCAGAAGCTGGTCCGCATGACCGGCGCCACGATCTCCCTGCAGGAGTTCGCTGCTCTCTACGCCCATGATCCGGGGAAGAAGCGGCCAAAGACGCCGAAGGCGATGGATGATGCGTTCCGCGCCGGCGCGAGCCCGGCCGAGCTGGCGGTATGGGCTGAGATCGAGCAGTGGAACCGCGCCGAGACCGCCGTCTTGGAGCAGGAGCTGTTCGCCAACCGGAAGCGCCTGGCGGATGCAGAGCGCGCGCTGCAGGTGAAGGAGACCAAGAAGGCCCGGGAAGACGTGCGGATCGCCGGCAACAAGATCGAACGCGCCCTGGCCAAGCTGGCCGACCTCAAGCGATCCGAACCGAAGGACCGCGACAGCCGGATCTTCCCTGGGGTCTATGCCCCGGTGATCATTTCCGAGGGCGGGAAGCTGGTCATCAAGCCCATGCGATACCAGTGCCGCCTGGCCGGGAAGCCGGCCAACTATGACCAGCGCTTTCCTGGCACGTACAACGCGCGCCGGGACAGTCTGGAGAAATTCTGGGCGCCGGCATTCGGCCACACTCATGGGCTGATGGTCGTGGAGACGTTCTACGAGAACGTGGAAGGTCCGGACGGCAAGAACCAGGTGGTGCAGTTCACCCCGCGCACCGGCGAACCGATGCTGGTGGCCTGCCTGTGGTCGCACTGGACGGACCCCGCGGGGAAAGAGCCGGACCTGTTGTCCTTCGCCGCGATCACCGACGATCCCGAGCCTGAAGTCGCCGCGGCTGGCCATGATCGGACGATCATCAACATCAAGCCTGAGCACGTGGACGCCTGGCTCAATCCGGATCCGGTCGACCTGGCCGCGTTGTACTGGATCTTCGACGACAAGCGGCACCCCTTCTACGAGCACCAGCTCGCTGCATAGGAGGGGAGCGACGGCGGCGTGGCAATAGAGTGCTCACAATCGCAGCCGCTGCGACCGCCATTCGTATCCTGCCGGCCATGCCGCTTCCCGATTCCTTCTACTGGACTACGCGCTCTGCGAGCTGGCCGGGCGATCCGCTGACCGTGATCGCCTGCCAGGGCGTCTGGCTCGTCTCCATGACCCAGCGTGTCGATGACGGGATCTGGGTGGCTCACCTCGATCGCCATCGGCATGGTCCTGGTGGCGGACCATGTCGGAAATGCACCGGCTACGAGCAGGGACGCGCAGGTGCCGAGCTCTGGGTGGCCAGGCACGAGGCGAGGCTGCGGGATGACGTGGCGAAGATCGTCGCGTGGCGCGAAGCGATCCGAGGGAATCGGCTGGCCAAGGACCACCTGAAGCCGCCTTTTTCTGAGGTGGATTCGTAGGGCCCTGCATCGTCCCGTATTGCTCTGCTAGAGTTCCTGAACGAAAGGGAGGCGATATGTCAGGACGCTGGCAGGGAATAGCGTTTGCGATAGCTGCCGTGGTCGTTGCAATCGTGACCGCGTGGGTGGGCTATTGGATGGGGTTCGCTGGGCAATTGCCGAGCGACGCATTGCTGCGCGCAGATCGCCACCTCAGCGGCATACTGAAGGCAGCAGCCCTCTTCACGCCGCTGTTCGTCCTCTACTTGACGTGGAGGAACTGGCTGACGGCTCGACACAAGATCAAGGTTGATTTGTTCGATCGACGTTGGGGTCTCTGGCGCGAAGTGGAGCGCATCTACTCCGAAACGATAGAGGGGCGCGATTTCACCAGGCCGCTTCAGCTCAGTGCCATTCACGCTTCTTGGCAGGCGCAGTACCTCTTCAGTGACGCCGCCGGAGAATACCTGCGCGACAGCTTCTTCGCGGATTTAAATGCTTGGTCGCTGGAAATGAATCGATCGGTTGAACCCGAACAAGAGGCCGACTGGTCGAAACGGGTGGACGAGCTGAATGACAGGCTGGGCACTCATCCGTTCCGGTTTCACGAGTTGGTTGGCCAGCAGATGACGATTCGAGAGTAATGTCCAAAGGGCCGCGGTGAACGGCCAACGCTTCAGGTGGGCTGGCAGAAGATCCTAGGAGGATTGAAGATGCTGGAGGCTTTCTTCCTGGCGACCGCCAAGGCGGCGCCAGCGACCAGTGCCGCGGCGAGTGCCGGCGAGGACTGGAAATGGCTAGTCCCCGTAGCCACGCTGATCTTGGGCTTCGGTCTGAAGTGGTTTCAGGACTACCTCACGGAGAAGGCGCGGAGACGGCACGACAAGGCCTTGCGGCGCGAACAGCGGTTCGACCTGCTGCGCACCCGCCGGATCGACGCTGAGAGAGCGAACCTTTTAGCTCTGCAGCCGCTTGTTGGGAACCTAATGCGTGCGGTCGCGGTCGGCTACCTGGAAGATCTCCGTTGCTACAGGTCGTCCGGACAGAGAAACTGGGGCGACAACAGCATTCCCGACGAAGCGGCGGAGGCAATTCGTAGAGCGAATGCTGATCTCGTACCGCTCCGGGCGAGAGTTCATACACATGAGGTTTCAGTTGCCCTCGACTCGCTCGTGGGCACGTTGGCCACCCTGCCTTTCGTCACATCGGAAAGCGAGGCGACGGAGATCTGGAGGTCCGGGGGTGTGATGAGCAACGAACTGCAGCAGCTGATTGGCCATCACATCCGAGCATTGGAAGACGAGAACCAGCAGCTCGGGGATCCGCCTGAAAGGTGAGCGAGTCACCTTGCCAGCTTCAAAAGCTGGCAGAAAAGCTGGCAACTTGCTGCCAATCCATGCCCATTCCTGACCACGCGGCGGTTATGAACGAAAAAGCCCATCAAGCTAAGGCATTGATGGGCTTCATTATTTCTGCGTTCTGGAAACCGGCGCCGATGGCGTAACGGGGACAATGCACCCCCGGTTTCTTCAAGTTCTGCAAGGTACAAGGCCTGTTTCGTGTCGCCACGGCCAGTGCCTGCCCAACGCTGCCAATGCTACGCCAAAACAGCTGAACAGTCACCGTGGCAATCCACAACATGTTGTAGAGCCAGCGGCATAGCGGATTGGTAACGTCATTGGCACGAATTTGCGACACACTGGCGGCGACCAT